CTGACCGAGCACGGCAACATCTCGTCGCACGTGAAGCACATGCTGTCGTGCCAGAAGTACGGCGTGCGACCGCTATTCGGACTGGAGGCGTATACCGCTCCGGCCAACATGCGAGAGATGGAATGGGTGGACAAGACCGGCAAGGTTCGCGTCGGCATGTCGCAGAAGGCGCACCTGACTCTGCTCGCCATGAACGAGGAGGGGCTGCACAACCTGAACCAGATCGTTACGCGGTCCTGGGCCGAGGGGTTCTATCGCTGGCCGACCGTGACCGGCGAGATGCTCAAGGACCATCACGAGGGGCTCATCTGTCTTTCGGGATGCGCCGACTCCATGTTGGCCAACAACCTCCTCGGAGGCAAGTGGATCCGCAAGGGTGACGAGCGCGCAGCGCTCAAGACGCTGCGCGCGTTCCACAAGTTGTTCGGGGATCGGTATTACCTGGAGACGCAACAGTTCCCCGAGCTCGCTCGGTCTGGTCAGCTCAATCAGTGGTATGAGCAGGTCGGGAAGAAGTACGGAATCAAGCTGGCAGCGACATCTGACTGCCACTATCCGTTTCCCGAGGACAACGAGATGCAGAAGATCCTGCATGCTGCCGGGCGCAACATCGGGACCGTGGCCGCCGCTGAGGCGGGCTGGGAGTACGACATCCGACTGACGTTCCCCACGTCTGACAAGATGGTGTACGACCGGCTGCGCGGAACCGGCCTCTCGAAGCGCGGAGCCGAGGAGGCCATCGCCTCCACGGCGGAGATCGCAGAGCGATGCGACGTCCTGCTCCCGAAGATGGACAGGGTGCGTTATCCCATCGATCAGGAGCCCGGATATCGAGAGGGCATGTCCTCGGTCGACATGATCCGCAAGTGGATGAATGACGGCTGGAAGTATCGAGGCTTCAACAAGTTCCCAAAGGACAGGCAGCTCAACTACAAGGCGCGTGCCGAGTACGAGCTCGATCTGATTGTCCAGAAGGACTTCGTCGACTACTTCCTGATGCTGTCGGACGCCGTTCGCCACACCAAGGATGCCGGCATCCCGGTCGGACCGGCGCGCGGGTCGGCGGCTGCCAGCCTGGTGTGCTATCTCCTGCGGATCACAGAGATCGACCCGATGCTCTATCCGCAGATGATGTTCGAGCGATTCATCGACCCCAACCGCCACGACCTGCCGGATGTCGACCTCGACTTCGACGACGAGCGCCGGGACTACGTCCGCCAGCACATGATCAAGCGGTACGGAGCCGACCGCGTCGGCAACATCGGAACCTACACCCGATACCGGGGTAAGAACGCGGTCGACGACGTCGCTCGTGTGTACGAGATCCCCAAGTTCAAGGCTGAGCAGGTCAAGGAGGTCATCGTCGAGCGGTCGGGTGGTGACTCCCGATTCGATGCTTCACTGGCCGACACGGTCGAGGCGTTCCCTCAGGCCAAGGAGGTATTCGACGAGTTCCCCGACCTGCATCGCGCCATTCAGCTGGAGGGCAACCTCAAGGGGTTTGGAGTTCACGCGGCTGGCGTGGTCGTCGGGGCGAAGCCGCTTCACGAGTACGTGGCCACGTACACCAAGGACAATGTCGGCAAGGAGAAGAAGTCGCTGGCAGTGCTTTCCGTCGACAAGTACGACGGCGAGTACCTTGGCCTCCTGAAGCTGGACGCTCTCGGACTCCAGACAATGGGCATGATCCGCATCGCCCTCGATCTGATCGGAATGTCGCTGGAGGATCTCTATGCAATTTCGATGGAGGATGAGAAAACGCTCGACGCATTCCGGCGGGCTGATGTTGTTGGCATCTTCCAGTTCGAAGGTCGTACTACTCGTATGGTCTGCCAGGAAGTGGCACCCACGACATTCCTTGAACTCTGTGACATCAACGCGCTATCTCGACCTGGGCCGCTTCACAGTGGTTCGACTGGCGACTACATCGCTGTCAAACACGGACGCCAGAAGGTGGAGCATCTTCATCCACTGGTAGACGAGCTGACGCACTACAGCCAGTATCAGATCATCTACCAGGAGCAAATCCTCGCGCTGTGCCGAAACGTCGGCAAGTTCCCGTGGGTCCACGCATCTGAGATCAGGAAGGTGATCTCGCAGAAGAAGGGCGAGGCTGCATTCAACCGGCTGTATCAGACGTTCCTGGAGGGCTCTCGCTCGCAGGACATCTCGGACGAGCTGGCCGACAAGATCTGGAAGAAGCTGGTCACGTCGGGCACGTACGCATTCAACATGGCGCACTGCGTGTCGTACAGCATGCTGGCCTTCTGGTGCATGTGGCTCAAGCAGCACCATCCGCTGGCGTTCTATGCAGCCCAGCTTCGCAAGACCGACCCGGACCCCAAGAAGGGTAAGCACATCACCCTGATGCGGGACGCGGGGGACGAGCGCTATGGACGATCGTTCAAGATCTTCCCGCCGGAGCTCAACACGTCCAGCGAGACCTGGGAGATCCATCCGAGCGAGCGTGGCGTGCAGGCGGGCTTCCATCAGATCAGCGGGATTGGCGAGTCGTACGCACGAGCGATCATGGAGACCCGCGACGAGCTGGACGGCTTCGACTCCTGGGACGACCTGATCAAGGTGAGGGGCATCGGCCCGGCCAAGATGCAGAAGATCAAGGAGTTCTGCGAGAAGGATGATCCGTTCGAGCTCGACAAGCTCAAGAACGGCGCGGCGGCGATCGTCCAGGCGATCAAGCGCGGCGAGCTCGGAAGCTGCCCGGTGCCCGATACGCTGGCAGACAACATCCCCTACGAGGCGCGGAAATCACGACACGTTATACTTGGCACGGTCCGAGCCCGGAACCTCCAAGACCTGTTCGAGAACCACAGGTCGCGAACAGGTGACGAGCTGGACCCGGCTACGGTCAAGGATCCGAATCTCAAGGACAGCATGACGCTGTACATGGAGGACGAGTCCGGCCTGATGACTGTCAAGGTCAACAGGTGGCTGTATCCGAAGCTCAAGGATGCCCTGTGGGACATCAAGCTCGGCCACGACTTCGTGCTGATGCGCGTTGAGAAGAAGCCGTTCTACGGCAAGACAGTGCACTGTTCACACATGTGGGTCATCGACCCCGACTGAGGAAGGACCGGGCGCATGTTCCGGAAGCTGAGCCTGCGGGCTCTGTACGACACGCACGACGAGATGACGCTCAAGCAGAGGCTCGTCTACACCGTCGTCATGAACGTGTGCCCGGTCGTCGTCTTCGGAATGGCGTTCTGGGCATTCGGACACTTCGTGTTCACCGACCGCCCCGTGACCGTCAACTGGAAGTGACATGAGCGACACCATGCGTCGCATACGCTCGTATCAGCGGGCGACTCGACGGCGTAAGAGCAACCAGTTGTTCCAGGGCAAGATGCTGGTGCATCTCGTCCAGTCTCGCAAGGCCAAGACACGCAAGATGCAGAGGGAGCTTCACTCATGAGCCAGATCGCCACCGTCGAACTGATCTACGTGGCCCACAGCGGACGGCAGTATCGGGCGCAGCACAAGCAGGTGCACACCGGCTGGGAGCTGGAGGACCTGGAGCAGCAGGCCAAGTCGGCTCTGTCGCTGCGGGACTACGCCATCGAGTTCGTCAACGTCAACGGGCACAAGCAGTTCATCATGCCCACGGACCTGGAGACGATCATCGTCAACGTCGTCGCCGTCACCGAGGAGCGCTGGGAGGAGCCGGACTACGAGGCCCTCCAGCAGAAGTGGTCGCAGAGCGTCAAGCCGTACGGCGACACGGAGCGAGTCTCCGAGCAGACCCAGGAGACGCTCGCACCGCCCAACCCGGCTCGTGCCGCCGCCACCGCCACGGCGCTCCAGGCCGTCAAGGAGCGGGTCCGCCCGACGGTCAATCCGATCAACCCCGTCGCCCCGGTGACGCCGGACGGAGAGACGACGCAGTCCATCAAGATCACGTGGCCCAAGGCGGAGCGACCGCAGCAGCGAGTCGTGGACTGGGGCGCGAAGCAGACCGAGGAGACGCAGCCCCTCAAGGTCATCCCCGGCAACGTCGTGGGCATGTCCGAGGAGGACGCGACGGCGGTGATCGAGCGGATCGCCGCCGGAGGCTCGGTGACGCCGGGGACGGACTGACCCCGGCATGGGGTCTACGCGCCCCGTAGGCGGCCGAACCACGGTCCGCCGGTAGAAGGTACCGACGCCGTGCCCGCGATCCGTTACGCGGGATCCTACGGCTTTCACAGAACAGGAACGGGATGAGCGACAGGGTTCAGCTGGACTCCAACCATCTGGCGATGATGGCGGCCGTGCGAGCGGAGCGACAGCGTCAGCTGGAGAAGTGGGGGATCCAGCGCCACCCGCACGGGACCGGAAGCGAGCTGGCGCAGGTCCTCCAGCAGCAGTGGAAGGAGATCTGCGACGCCAACCACGCTGCCGGCAAGGACGACTGGCTGACCATCGCCGGTGAGGAGTTCATGGAGGCCGCGTCCGAGACGGACCTCCGCAAGTTGTTCGACGAGGTCGTGCAGAACGCCGCTGTGTTCGTGGCGTGGGGCGAGGCTATCATCGACGAGATCAGGAAGCAGGGCAACCAGTGAGCATCGGCAACAACATCCCGGCCTGGCTGGACAACCACCGCATGGAGCAGCCGTTCGCTCCGTTCGGATCCAGCGCGCACTACGTGCACGAGCCGGAGGACCACGGCAACATCACGCTGACCGACGTCGCGTTCAACAAGCACTCGGTCAACGACGGCGAGCACATCTCGCCGACGGACAACGGTGACATCTACACGGGCACCGCTGGCCTGCAGGTCAAGCTCGTTCAGGGCGTCGACCAGGACCTGTTCAAGGCGGTCCTGTCGTCCGCGACGCGGGCCACGGTCGGTCTCGCCCCGGACGGCGGAGACGACGACAGGGACTGGGAGGAGATGATGCGGGGCGGCCTCCAGTCCGCGCTGGAGACGCAGTCGATCGTCTTCCAGGTCTTCAACGCGAGCCGAGCCCTGACGCACCAGCTCGTCCGGTCGCGCAACGCGGCCTTCCACCAGCAGAGCCAGCGAGCGACGTGGTACGGCGACCGGCCGGACGTCCGCATGCCGCTGTCCGTCTGGAAGGACCCCGTCGCCCGTGCGGCCTTCCAGAAGGCGGCTGAGGCGGCCTGGGACGCGTACCAGATCGCGTGCGACCGCGACATCTCGTACCAGGACGCGCGCTTCATCCTGCCCGAGGGCACGGTGAACTTCATCCAGTGCACCTACACCGTGCGCGAGTTCATCAACGTGTTCGCGTACCGGGGCTGCTCCATGTTCATGTGGGAGATGGTCGACGTCATGCGCAAGATGCGCACGGCCATCCTGGAGCAGAGCCCGTGGCTGGAGCCGTACATCAAGATCTCGTGCGAGAAGACGGGCACGCTCTGCATCGAGTGCCTGGGTGACGGCGAGGTCGTCATCGACGAGGTGTACGGAACCAAGGGCAAGTGCGGCCTCTGCAACGGGCAGGGTCGCATGGGTGCCAAGTGCACCTTCCAGGGCTGGGAGTCGCCGGAGGGCCAGTGCGACAAGCCCTGGGCCAAGGACGAGCAGCGGTCGTTCAAGCCGCTGTTCCACACCATCGGCAAGCGACCCGGTCTCAAGTAGGGTATGCGCGAGCGCATGATCTGCCCGGCGTGCTGGCGATTCAGATGGAGTCCGATCCACTGGATTGTCCGGCTCGCCGGGCTGTGCGACGGAAAGGGGTCGTGGCTATGAGCGGCATGCCACACAAGGAGGAATGCGCGCATCTGCCGGACCCTGAGCTTCTCAGGGTCGGCGGACTTTACTGGTGCGAATCTTGCCAGGCGTATTTCCATATCCATGCGTTCGAGGGATACTTCGGCGCGTACGACCGCGTCTGGCGGTACGCAACCAAGCCACGGATGATCTGGTTCTGGGTCACCGGCCGAGTCCGATGGCGAGAGATCTGGAGGCAATAGCAATGGAGCTCGACTACAACTGGGAGCCCGGACAAAACGACAGTCGTGCCCGTCGCTGGGTTCGACGAGTGGCGTTCGTCCTGGGGCTCGTCATCATGGTCTGGGTCGTCGCGCTGATCAGCGGCGGAGACGCCAACGCCGACAAGGGCGACGAGGAGGGGCAGCTGCCCCAGGCATCCTCGACCTATCGGCCCGAGAACCCGCTCAAGCCGATGGAGTGGAACGACGACCGTCTGTACATGACTGCCGGCATCGTCGACCTCGGGTGGCGACACGCCATCAACGCGAAGCGCGACGACCTGTGCTCGCTGATGAAGACCGGCTATCACGAGAAGGCGGCGCGCTCCATCCTTGAGGGCGAAGCGGCCGATGCGTACAAGAGGTCGTTCGAGCTGGACAAGATCGGCGAAGGTATCGACTGGTACTTCGCTGCGGAACTCCTGGAGGTTAAGTGCTTGCGTCGACTCTGAGCGTGCTGATTGCTGCCGAGGACAGCAGCAAGAGCATCTCGGGCAAGAGCGTCGTCGTGATCGTCATCGTCGCGGCCGTGCTCATCTGGGCCGGTTCCAGCGGATCTGGTCGCGGCCGGTGAGTCCGTCGATGACGTTCGGCGGAGAGCCGAACAAGAAGGGTCCGGCCTTCAACGCCAACTATGGCGGAGCGTGCTCGCATTACGAGTGCATCGAGGGTCAGTTCGAAGAGGGCGACCTGATCCGTGCAGACGGAGAGGGCGGCTGGGAGTGCGCTGAGCACAAGGACAACGAGGATGCTCGCAATGCAAAAGGGTGAGTGCCGCACCTCAGGGTGCAAGCGCGTGGCGCAGCGCACCGGCATCGTCAAGGGATTCTGCTGTTCCAACTGCAGCATGATCCCCAGCGAGCCGCATGCCGCGATCTGCAACATGATCGAGGAGGTCGGCAATGCAGAGGTCGAACTCGGAGACAACATCGTCCTCGGATACAACTGAGCATCCGGGCGACCTCGTGATCTCGGGTGCACCGGGACGCAAGGGTACCTATCTGTACATACAACGGGGATCGGTTATGCATGCGATCTCTCGATTCATGAACGAGGACGCCGTTGAGGAGTTCCGCAATTGGATCAGAGCGGTCGAGGCTGCCGGCATGAGGATCAAATGGGTTGGTGATGGCGAAGAAGGGGATAGCGAAGAACAGACGTAAACTCGTAGCGCGAGACGGTCTGGTCTGCAAAGGATGCAAGAAGGAATTCCCGAATGACCAATTGACCGTGGACCACATTCGCCCTCTGTCCAAGGGCGGACACCCGCGAGCGCTCGGCAATCTCCAGCTCATGTGCGAACCCTGCAACAACGACAAGGGCGACGACTGGGATGGCAAGTCGGGCCTCGGAGTCGACGACTGCAACAGGCGGAAGATGACCATCGAGGAACAGGCGCTCAAGTGCCTGGAGGACGCGTACGAGTCGGTCGCCACGGCCATGCTGGAAACCCGTGGCACCAAGTCGCTGCCCGAGCTGATCGCGCTCGGCGTGGCGGCAGCAGTGGAAGCAATGCCGAATGGCTATGTCGGCAACGCTGAACTGGCTGCCCGCATACGGGCGGAGGGATCCACAACGGAGATCTTCGCTCGTGCGGTGGAAGAGAACGACAGCCGCCTCTTCGGCGGAGAGTAGGAGCAACACATGCAGTGGCGAAACGACCGTGAGAAGGCCGTGGGCGTGGGGCTCGGCTTCATCATCACCGGATCCGGCCGAGACGCGCGGGTCGTCAATCTCGTGTTCGACGAGAAGGACGAGAACCACAACAGCCCGCGACAGGGGCACGTCCGCCCGGCCTCGATGGCCGAGCTGAGCATGTGGCAGGTGCTCGTCGGGAACAAGGCTCTGTGAGGCCCGTGGCCGACGCGACCAACGCACCGGTCCGCATCTGGGACGGCGGCATCTGGGACTTCGACGAGGGCGAGGACTTCGACGAGGGCGAGTGGCCGAAGCTGGCCACCGAGCTCAGGGCTATCGCTCAGATGCTTGGAGGTCACGGCTCTGCGGTCGAGATCATCCACCGCAACAAGGACCTATCCATCAAGAGCAAGACATTCCGCTGGCGCTACATCGCCCGCTCCGGATGGAGAGGAGTTCTCTGAGTGGACTGGGCATGGGCCACTAGGGAGCCCTCAGGCGGATCCTCCAACGGGATCCAGCGCCTGAGGGCAGAGGAGGATGACGACTTGCACCCGTTCTCCTCCATCACGGCCGTCGACCCCGGAGGATCGACCGGCATCTGCACGATCTGGTACTGGGAGCAGGGGTTGGCCCAGAAGACGACCCCTCTGCAGAAGTGTCTCCTGGCCTGGCAGGCAGACTGTCTCAACGGCACGGAGAACGAGCAGACGTTGGCGATCCTGCGCTGGTTCGCCAACCGGTCGTTCAGCCCGGAGCGATCGGACATGGTGATCGAGGACTTCATCCTCCGGTCCGCCATCAAGGGGCGCGAGCTCCTGTCTCCTGTTCGCATCGGGCACAAGGTGGACTACCAGTTGTGGCGCGGCCTGAAGCTGGCGAGCGGAGAGCGGGCTCAGTTCGAGCCGTACTGGCAGTCGCCTGGAGACGCGAAGTCCGTCATGACGGACGAGCGACTCAAGCTGATGGCGATGTACACACCGGGGCCTGATCACGCACGGGACGCAACCCGTCACGCGATCATGTGGCTCCGCAAGCACAGGGTTGACCTGCTCAAGGCAGCCTAACCGGCCGAGCCCGCCCGTCTGGTCATTTGCCGGGCGGGCTCTGGCAGGGTAAACTCTCGAGGTCAGTAAGAACCCGATGAAGAATGCAGAACAGGGAGACAGGGCAATGACCCAAGGCGTCTACGAGACCGCAGTCGAGCTCATGAAGGCTGCCGGCATCACGCCTCGTCCGCGACAGCTGGACCTCCTCCAGTTCCTGAGCGACGGAGGCGCTCGATACGTCCAGGCTCCGACCGGTGTCGGCAAGTCCTTCGCGGCCATCGCTCACGCGGCGGCGAATGCGGAGCTGACGGGCGACCACAGCATCATCATCGCCGCCGACAACACCCTGCTGGACCAGTACGCGATGAAGGACCTGCCGCGCATGGCGGAGTCCGGCCTGTTCACGTACGCGGTCGTCAAGGGGCGTCGCCACTACGCGTGCGCGTCGGCCAACAACGAGGACAGCAAGCCTTACAGGGCCATGCTGGACCTCTGCTTCAGCGTCGACAGGATGCGTGGCCCGGAGCAGGCCAAGCCGATCGACGGCGTGATCAACCCCTGCAACGGTGGTGGTCGCTGCGTCTCGTGCGCTGGCGACGGTGTGTGCATGCGCGATGACTGCGCTCACGACGGCGGCATCTGCTGGGCCAAGCGGGCTCGCCTGCTCTCGCACGAGGCCGACGTTGTCCTCACCAACACCTCCATGTGGCTCGTCAACTCCAAGCTGTACGACCAGACCGACGGAGCGGTCCAGCTCATCCCGTTCGGACAGCCGTACGTGGACGAGGCGCAGCAGCTCCCCGAGACCGTACGCAGCTCGCTCGGCTGGGAGCTGACGCCGACCTCCGGCCGCGTGCTCGGCCCCGACCTGTCCAAGGTCCTCCAGGAGGGCATGAAGGAGGTCGTGGACAAGTACATCGAGAGCGAGATCGCCGATGGCCGGTCGGCAGACGCCAAGTCGCCCATGAAGCGCTTCAAGGACCGAGCGCTGAGCGACCAGGAGCGGGCCGAGGTGGTCGCCATCCTGCGCGGCCTGGAGCACGAGGTCAAGAACGATCCGCGACTGTCCGAGGTCGAGGACCTGGACCCCGACGAGACGGAGACCGCGCTGGGATTCCTCCAGAAGCGCATCGACGCGATGCAGGTCTCGGCCAAGGAGGAGTGGGACAAGGGTGCAGCCCTGACCTGGATCGACCCGGCTGGCATCCACTGGGATGTGCTCAACGTCGGACTCCACGTCCAGGACGCGTGCCGTCGCTGGCAGCCCCGGATGATCTCCGCCACGGTCCCGGCGTCCCTGCCGCGTCGTACCGGGTATCCCGCAGCCAAGCCGGACTTCATCCCGCAGATGTTCGACTGGAAGAACAGCTGCGAGGGCATCGTGGTGGACGCCGGCATGGACCCCGGCGACTGGCAGAACCGTGGCTGGTTCGACCAGCGCTGGGAGGTGCTCGCCGAGCACATCGACGCGACCGACGGCGGCGTGCTGATCCTGGCCACGTCCAACGTGGACGCCGACCGTCTGTACAACCTGGCCGCCAAGCGGTACCAGGGTCGGCGTCTCGTGCTGTGCCAGGAGCCCGGTAACACGTCCGCGAACCCCGGTCTGGTGAAGGCGTTCAAGGAGGACGGCAACGCCATCCTCGTGGGCGTCGAGAGCTTCTGGAAGGGTGTCGACGTGCCGGGCAAGGCGCTCAGCCTGGTCGCCATCTGGAAGCTGCCCTACTCCGTGCCGACGCTCCTGCACAACGCGATCGGCGGGAAGACGCGAGACATGCAGTTCTCGTACAGCAACGAGTGCATGCACACCAGGCTCGCGCAGGGCATCGGTCGGCTCCTCCGCAGCGAGACGGACACCGGGAAGATCGTCGTCTGCGACGGCCGGTTCCGACGCGTGCTGCTGCGGGGTCCGATCCCTCAGATGTCCAAGCACCTGCCGCTCGCCTTCAAGAACGGCTGAGAAGCCGTAGGAGCCCGCGTAACGAGCGAACTCCGACGGGGTGGGCCAAGGTACCGGACCCACCCCGTTCGGCCGTTACGCGGCCAGCTAGCCCTCATGCCGGCATCGTAACGGCGAAGAGCCCCACTTCCCTTCCGGGAGGCGGGGCTCTTCTTGTTGGTTCGTGACTACAGCTCGAAGGTCTCGCTGTACTCCAGCAGCTCGGCCATCTTGCCGAACTTGTCGCCCTGGCGAGCCTTGCGCTTGTCAGTGATGGCGACGTTGCCCTTGACGAAGGAGCCGAAGAGCATCCGGATCTGGGGCACCCAGGTGTAGGTGTCCAGCATCACGTAGTCCTCCAGGCGAGCCTCCAGCCAGCCGACCGTGGCGGCGAGCCGGGTCAGAATCTCGTGGGCGTCCTTGGTGCCGGAGACGTTGACCGTCCTCCAGCCCTTGTCGGTGCGGACCGCGAGGCGCAGGCTCTTCGGCTTGCCGCCGAAGGAGCGATTGTACATGTCGCACTGCTCCTGGGTCGGCCGGAACTCGGTGTCGTTGTACCGAGTGAAGTCCTCCGGGGCGACCGGGAGGCGGAGGCGCATGGCGTCGACGAAGGCGTTGCGGTCGATCGGGTGGAACCAGCCGTCCGTGTCGCCGATGCCCCGGCTGACGTAGCCGGAGTACGCGGCGGCCTCGAACTCAGCGGCGGTGGTGATGGCGTTCATGGGGTGCCTCCTTGGGGCTTCCTGTTGTCCTTACAAGAAGAACTTTACCCCATGTCCATGCAGATGGAAACCTCGATCTGCAAGATTTCTTACTCTGGCTCGCCGGGCACGAACGCCGCGTCGTACACCGAGCCGTCGCCCCGGTGGAAGCGAGCCTTGGTTCCGCGCGACCACTTGTTGATCCACTGGTAGTCGCGCGACCACTTGTTGACCTCGCGGAAGCCGACGCTCGCCATGAACTCGACCATGGCGTCGTAGCCCACGGCGATGGTCGGGTCGTCCTTGGTGCAGCACTCGGCGATCACAAGGTCGAACTTGCTCATGTCGGCCGCACCCAGGACTTCGAGCTCCAGCCCTTGCGCGTCGATCACGGCCACGTTCGCGTCGCCCTGGATGGAGTCGAGCCGGACCACGCTGACGTCGATGATCCTGTCGAGCCGGTCAGATCGCTGCGGCTCGTGCAGTGTTGACAGGTTCGTCTTCTGCATGATGTTGAGCGTGGCTGTGGTCGGAGCGGCTCCGCACGCGGCCTCGACGATCGTGATCGACAGGTCGTCCTCGTACCTGTCGCGCAGGAGCTCTGCCAGCTCGGGGATCGGCTCGACGAGCGTGATGCGCTCGGCTCCGGCCTGCTTGTAGAAGTCGACCTCCTCACCCCGGTGTGCACCTACGTGGATGATGTGCGTCGGCGTCACATCCAGATTGGTGATCAGACTCGGGAAGTCCACGAACACGCTGCCCATCAGTTGCTCCTTGTTGCCGGGTGACGGTCGTAGTCGGCCGGGAAGTCGATGTCGTCCGTCTCGTCGTTTATCTCGATGAAGTACTTCCGCTGCACCTTGTGCCTGTTCAGCGGAGTTCGCTGCCAGGACCTCAGGAGCATCCAGCCCGGCGGACGAGTGATGGTGCCTTCTGCGCGGAGCTTGTGCACATTGGCGAGGTACTGGTCCATCTGTATGTGGTGCTCTCCGTACCAGCTGGCAGCGAAGATCTCCCCATACGGAGTGCCGGTGATGCGACTGGGTCCGAACCTTCCGAACACCATGAACTGCCGCTTGGTGAACAGCATGATGCGGTCGAGAGCCTGGTCTGTGAAGTACACATCGCCGAGGAGGAGGATGGTTCGCCCCTCGTCGTCCCAGAGATGCCGGCATGCAGCGTACTCGCTTGGGCGTGGTCCCTGGATGACGTGCCTGGTTGCCGGCAGAACCTGGTATGCGGGGTCGCTGGGTATCAGCACATTGACCTCGTGCCCGTACCGGTTGAGCTGCTCGATGGTCCGCATGATGAGCGGCTGACCACCGTGGCGAGTGAGCGGGGCGAAGTGCGACGACACACCCAGATGTCGACCCCACTTGCTCTGGCTGCCGCTGGCAGCGAGGATGACCCTCATCCCAGAACCTCTTCCTTGATCTGCAGCAGCCTGTGCCGCCACATGTGTCGTTCAGCCGTCACTGTGAGCGCTGCTTCACGCATGTCGGCTATGTCTGAGTTGGACAGGCTGTCGATCTTCTCTCCTAGCGAATCGAAGTCGTACCTGTCGAACAGGATCATGTTGTTGTCGTTGTAGCCGTGCTCCTCCAGGCCAATGGTCCTGGGATATGCGAGCACTCCTCCTCGACCCATGGTTGTCGGAATCCGATCCGACCAGTAGTAGTCCGCAGGCGCAGAGTCTCCTATCACGACCCTGGCTGCTGCATACAACTGGCTCAGGTCTTCTCCGTAGATCTTGTTGTGTGCACCGTATCGCTGGAATCCGCCTGCGTATCTCTTGCTCGCCCATTTCAGGAGCATGGTGCGATGGTCGCCGTGAATCCCTCGGCTGTTGCTTCCCACGAAGACATAGCGCTTCTTGAATCTGCAACGACGTGGCAGGGTCGCGAGTCCGAACCAGCGGTCGCCGAATCCAGGCGGCATCCAGAAGTGATTGATACCCCGTTCGGCAAACTCGGACTGGTGTCCTCCGTCAGCCGTGTAGACGCGCTGGCACGACCACCAAGGATTCTGCTGGATGTTCACCAGCGGCTCTCGCTGCGGAAGGTTCCAGTACAGGTCCATGTGCATCCCGACCGTAGGGACTCCGCAGTCCTCGATGCGCCTCAGCATTGCATATGCATCGCCGTGCGGATCGTTGCGATGCGTTCGCAGCCACAGGAAGAGGTCCGCGTCCTTGGCCTGACGCAGGACCTCTTCCGGATCGGCGGCTTGAGCCGCCTCGTGCACAACGTTCCATCCGAGGCCGACTGCCGACTCCTCAACTTCCCGCTTCCAGTGGTTGCCACGGAACTCTCTCGGGAAGCCGAGGATGTACAGCTTCAGTTCGGACATAATCGCTCCATTCCCAGGCGGACACCCATCCGCCGTGGGCTTCTATGCTACCCGACGGAGCCAGAGCGAGGAGTGCTCGTTGAGGACGGTCGCAGTCGCGTCAGAGATGCGCTGAGCCCACCTGAGCGTGAGATTGCCAGAGGTTCCAGCAGTGACCAGCGTGCCTCCGATCGTTGCACCGGTCGTCACGTTGAAGGTGAGGCTGTCAGAGATCAGCAGGGACGATCCGCTGTCGTTGTCGATGAAGATCATCTCTGCGCCAGAAGGGCCGGTGAAGCCAACAGCAAAACCACCCGAACCAGACGGCCTCCATACGAGCTGGGCTATCACGTTGTAGGTGGCGTTCGCCTCGACAGCCACAACGAGATGTGGGTCGGCTGCGAGAGTCGTCGTGCTCGCTCGTGACGTGTTAGCGGTCTTCCTGGCGAAGCGGTCCGAGCCGAGACCGGCCGTGACGTTGATGCCGCTGGAGAAGGTCTTGACACCTGATATGGACTGGTTGCCAGTGAGCTTCACGTTGGCACCGTCGAGCGTGTCGACGTAGGACTTGCGCGTGAGCTGGTTCGCGGTCGTGGGGTCGGAGGCCGGTCCGACCGGGATGCTGGAGAAGGTCTTGATGCCGGCAACCGACTGGTCGCCAGTCAGCTTGACGACCGCACCGTCGAGCGCTGCGAGGTCGGCTACGACGTCGTCAACGTTGCCCTGAACAACCGCGATGCCGGAGTCGACATACAGCTTCCTGGTGAGCTGGTTGTCGGTCGTCGGGTCGCTGGCAGGCCCAACGGGGATGGATGAGAAGGTCTTGATCCCAGCGACGCTCTGATCGCCAGTGAGCTTGACCACCTCTCCGTCAAGCGTGGAGATGGCTGTCGCGTTGGTCAAGTCCCCGGCATCCACGTAGGTCTTACGCGTCAGCTGGTTGCCTGTGGTCGGGTCCGAGGCCGGACCAACCGGAATGGACGAGAACGTCTTGACGCCTGCGACCGTCTGCGCTCCGGTGAGCTTGACGTTCTGTGCATCGAGCGTGTCCACGTAGCTCTTGCGGGTCGCCTGATTGGTCGTCGTCGGGTCCGACGCGGGGAGCACGGGGATGGACGAGAACGTCTTGATGCCAGCCACGGTCTGGTCGCCGGTCAGCTTCACAGCCGTGGCGTCGCCCGCGTCGACATACTGCTTCGTGGCGGCCTCAAGGGGCTGGTCCGGGTCGGCGGCGAGGACCAAGTCGCCCGTCATGGTGCCGCCCGTGAGGAGCAGAGCGAGCGAGAGGCTGTCGCCCGAACCGGCGGAGTTACCGCTCAGCCTGGCAGCCTGGATCACGCGGGCGTCCGCAGCGATCGAGAGATCGGTGCAGCTCTTCTTGGCAACCACATATCCGAGGAGCGTGGCGTCGGCCAGACTGGGGTTCTTGACGAACGTCTGGTTGCCGATCGCTGCGATGGCAGCATCCAGACTGGCGTACACCGTCTGTCCGTACTGGATGACGACCTGCTGCGTGACATCGTTGAGCGGCGTGATGTAGACGCGCTGGATTGTGGACGCGCCGGATCCGCCAGGCACGGCCGTGATCGTCCCGGCAACGTCGTACATCGTCGGATCCACGACGGTGACAGGAGCGACAGGGCTCGCCTGGACCTGCGTGACATATCGCATCGAGACAGGATTCTGCGCAGCCGTAGTCGAGATGTGCGGATCGGAGGTGAGCGTCGATCCGGCGAAGTGGTTGAAGCCTCGGTTGAAGACGGTGCCGGCAGTCTTGGCGAGCTGGAGGTTCGCTCCTGCGGGCTGGAGCAGGTTGCCTGACACGTTGAACGGTCCGAGCGCGTCCATCAGGTCGTACAGCTGGTTGAGCATCTGCGGCGGATAGTTCGGCAGGCTCTGATCCTGGATGATCCCGCCACCAGCGATCAGGACTCCGCCGAGCACCAGATGCGTGCGCCGCTGGGAGTTGGTCGGACGCGTCGTCTGCTGCGACAGCGTGCCCGTGCTGTCGATCAGGAGCCACGTGATGGGCTCCACCAGGTCCGTGATCGTTACGGTCGTAGCTGCGAACGTCACCTTGGTCACGGTCGGAGACGAGGGCGTCGTGACGTAGTCCACGATGACGCCGTACGTGTATCCGATGTCGACCTGTGTGTCGTCGATCGCGTTGACGTTCAGCTCGCCACCGAGCAGGATGCCCGTCGACAGACCGAGCTGGGCCAGAAGCTCGGCATCGATCGTGTTGTCGACATACTGCTTGGGTGCAGCTTCGAGGTCCGTGGCCGGGTCGCCGGGCAGGACGAGCGGTCCGGTCATCGTGTCGCCAGTGATGGACACAGACTCGGCTGCGGCCGTCGCCTCGGCTGCGGACTGAGCGGCGTCGGCCTGCTGGTCTACATACTGCTGGGTGGCGGCGTGCAGCGGATCTGTCGGGTCAGCGTTGAGCGTCAGGAAGCCCGTCATGGTGTCGCCCGCGACGGCGACCCTGGCGTCGTCTCCGTCGTCCACGTACTGCTTGCGCGTCGCCTCGTTGGCGGAGGTCGGGCTGCTAGCAGGCAGAACAGGTATCGAGGAGAACGTCTTCACACCGGCAACAGTCTGGTTGCCGGTCAGCTTCACATTGGCCGAGTCCAGCGAGTCGACGTATGCCTTGCGAACAGCCTCGTTGGCAGCGATCGGGTCGATTCCCGGAAGCACAGGGATGGAGCTGAACGTCTTGATTCCGGCGATCGTCTGGTCGCCAGTGAGCTTGACGTTGGCGGAGTCGAGATTGTCGACATACCCCTTCGTGGCTGCCCCGAGAGCCACGGCCGGAGCGCCGCTGAGGATCAGCGGACCGGTCATGGTGTCGCCGTTCAGAGAAACAGATTCTGCAGCAGCCGTGGCCTCAGCGGCGGCCTGCGCAGCAGCAGCCTCGCTCTCCACGAACTGCTTCGTAGCAGCACCAAGAGCAGCGCTCGGATCAGCGTTCAGGATGAGAGGCCCCGTCATGGTGTCTCCGCTGAGCGAGACCGACTCCGCAGCCGCCGTCGCTTCGGCGTCTGCCTGGGCCTGGTCGACGTACTGCTTCGTTGCAGCTCCGAGCGACACAACGGGGTCGGCGCTCAGGACGAGAGGACCAGTCATCGTGTCTCCGTCAAGAGACACGCTCTCTGCGTCGGCAGCAGCGATGGCGCTCGCTTCTGCTGCATCAACATACTGCTTCGTGGCCGCTCCGAGCGCGACAGAGGGGTCGGCGTTGAGGACCAGAGGGCCGGTCATGGTGTCGCCAGACAGCGACACGCTCTCTGCGGCAGCAGCTGCCTCTGCATCAGCTTGGGCCTGGTCGACATACTGCTTGGTCGCTGCACCCAGAGCTGCTGTCGGGTCTGCGTTCAGCAGCAGCGGACCCGTCATAGTGTCGCCTGAGATCGACACCGACTCAGCCTCGGCCGCAGCCTGTGCTGCGGCAGCCTGTGCATCGACATACTGCTTCGGAGCCGCTCCGAGTGCAGTGTTCGGGTCTCCGAAGAGAACCAGCTGTCCGGTCATGGTGTCACCCGCGACTGCGACGCGCGCCTCGTCGGCGGTGTCAACGTAGTCCTTCGTCGCGGCTCCGAGGCCCGTTGCCGGGGCTCCGCTCAGGATTAGCGGGCCTGTCATCGTGTCGCCGGACAAACTCACCGACTCGGCTGCCGCAGCCGCCGTAGCGGCCGTTACGGCGTCCGCCTCCGCCTGGTCTACGTACTGCTTGGGAGCGGCCCCGAGCGCGACCGTGGGGTCGCCGAAGAGGACGAGCTCTCCGAGCATCGTGTCGCCACCGCGCTGCACGAAGTCCGTCGTGTCGGGGATGTGGTCGTCCACATACTTCTTGGTGGCCGCGTGCAGGTCTGCGGTCGGAGCACCCGGCAGCGTGAGAGCACCCGTCATGGTGTCGCCTGCCTTGCGGACGAACACAGTGTCGGGGTTGGTGATGTCGCCAGGCGTGAGGACGATCACGTCGTCCAGGAAGACGTTCGGGTTGTCCTTGGTGATGTCGATGTATCGCGTCCAGCCGGGCGCGTTGACGAACTCCGCGACGACCGTGTAGGTCCATCCGGTCGGAGTGATGCCAGTCGCGTCCGGCGGAACGAGCGTGATGCTGAACTCGCCGTGGCAGAGCTCAGCCGGAGACTCACCACCGAAGATGTAGTCCTCGTCGCCGATGACGTTGAGGTCCGGGGCGATGAAGCGTAGGTGTCCACGGATGAGAGTGCCGTCGGGCAGCGTCATGGGAACGCCGCTGCTGACGGTTACTGTCTCGACTCCTTCGGGGATGGCCACGGCTGAGCTCCTCCAGGTTCTACTTCGTGTCGGTCTCGTCGGCGGTGTTGAGGAAGCCCATCAGCTTCTGGCCGATCTCGGACGCCATGAAGCGCGTCACGACACCGGCCACAGCGACGACGCCAGCGAGCCAGCCCGCCGCCTCAGTCCCGCCGACCTGGTCGACGAGGATCGGAGCGACGACCGCCAGGCCGACGATCGTCTGGATGATGGTTCTGATGGTGACCTTGCTCTTGGTCGAGAGTCTGACCATGCTGCCTCCTCAGGCGACGACGTCGAAGCCGTACTTGGCTCCGAGCTTCTTGAGCGAGTCCATGCCGGGGATGCCGTCGGCGTCTCCGCCCGGCTTGGTGCTCGCACCGGGGTACAGCTTGAGCTGCCACCGGCTGTAGGCGGCCACGGTGGTCGAGCCGAACGAGCCGTCGCCCGCGTAGGTCTTCGACATGAGCCCCTCGCGGACGAGGGCGTTCTCGACCAGGTTGGTGCCCGCCATGTACGTGACGTGGCCCTGAGCGGCACCAGGGTCGGTCTTGGCGGCCGTGACGAGACGGCTCAGGTCGACCTTCGGCTTGCTCGGCGTGGGAGCCGGAGCCGGGGCGGAGCCGGGCTTGGTGGCGAGCTGCACCTTGACGGCGGCACGGAAGTCGTCCATGTCGAACGTCGGGTCGATCTTGCCGGGCTGAACCTCCTTGTGGCCCGCGACCGACTTCTCGGTCCAGCCGTGCTTGCGGCACAGCGCGGCGGCCCACTTGACGGCGATGGCGTACTGCGACGCGGGCCACGGGTCCTTGCCGTCGCCGTAGTTCTCCATCTCCAGTCCGTACAGGAGGTCGTTGCCGTCCATGTCGGCGTAGTCGTCCCTGGGCAGCGTGGTCTCGGCGATGAGCGCGTCGATCACGTCGCTGTCGACCAGACCGGCGTGGTTCGCCCGTCCGTGCCCGATCATCCAGAGACCTGCGGTCTTGCCGAGCCAGGAGTGGCAGAGCGGACCGGGGAGTGCGCTGCTACCCCGATAGCAGTACTCCATGTCGTCGTGTCCGGCGGTGTGGTGGATGAGCACGCCGTGCACCGGGCCGAACGTCTTGCCCGTGGCCGCATCGCGGTTGTGCGTCCGCCAGCCGCTGTGCTCGTGCACATCGATCCCCTCGGCCCGAAGGACCGTGAGGATGGTGTCTGCACTCAGTGGAGTGGCCATACTTGCTCCCTGCTTTCTCCCCCGTCGTGTGTTCCGACGCCAATCATACCCGAACATGGCCGCCGGAGAGCATCCGTAAAACGGCGTAGAGGCCCGCGTAGCGGCCCCGTAGCTCAGGGTCGGTACGCGGGCCTCAGCGGCAGCCGTTCGGGCCTTACGCGGGCTCTCAGCCCTTCGGGGTCGAACCCGGAATCAGGTTGACCACGGAAGCGATCACCGCCGCTCCTGTCCCGTACCGCCAGTACTCCAGCGCTCTGATCCTCGACCGGAAGTCGGTCCGGTCCTCGCGCGTCCTCTCCAAGATCTGGTCGACCTTGGTTTCGATCCGGGCCAACCGCTCCGGGATCGAGTCGTCAGAGGGGGTAGACATCGCGTAGGCTCCTTTCAGCTGACCCCGTGAATCCTACCCATCGGACGGAAAGCGCGTTCTGCTGGGCTACGACATCGGGTCGACGATCGGAAAGGACTCGTCGTACCTGCAGATGAACTGCCTCGTCATGTTGACCTCGCAGAGCGGGAAAAGCTCCTCGAACTTGGACTTGTACGCCTCCATTGCAGCGTACATCGCCTCGACCTCTGCCTCGACCTGTGGGCTGGCAGGCTGCCCCGATTCGCTGGTTGATATGTCGTAGTGCAGCCTGCTCGAAACCTCAAGGGTCGGCCCCAGCCCTCCCGAGACAGAGATGATGAAGTCGAGCCCGTATGCACCGTCGGGGATTTCAACACTCATATGCGATTCCTCCTGCTAGTCGTTCTCGCTGATCCATTCGGCAAAGAAGTTCACAGTGTTGTTGTCGCTCATCGCAGAGTTGGGCGACATCGTCTTGATGGTGCATGTTCCGTTTGACAGGATCGTGATCGATCCGTCGCGGGTTCCGCTGCTGTCGAACGACGTCGTAACGGTTTCCGGAGGACGCCATCCCACCGGGAGAGTGCAGCACAGCACGTCCGGAGTGATGTTCCCAGCAGACGTGGCGGTGACCTCGGCGATGTTTGCGTTGCCAGGGTCGTTACGGAGAACTGTGACGTTCACCGTCGTCACTCCGTTGACCTTCTTCCCGTTGAAGGTCGGACCGTCGAACCTCGTGGCGGTAACAAGGCCAGCCGTCGTGGTCTCGTCGGCCGTGTTGTCGTTCAGGCGGTCCTCTGTTATGCGCATGCCGGCAAGCCACTGCACCGCGTCCTCCTAGTTGTTCTGGCTGATCCAGCCGATGCTCATGCTGATCGTGTTGTTGAACGTCATGGTTCTCGTCGCGCTGAGAGTCTGGAGTCGAACGAGACCAGAGCTCAGAACTCCGACGGCTCCCTTAGCGACTCCTGCGAGGTCGAACACTCCTATCACGGTCTCGTCGGGACGCCATTCTTCAGGCAGGAATCCTACCTGTTGATCTGCAATGTTCCCCGCAGAGTTTGCGGTGACATCGCTCCCGGCCCATCCCAGGACCAGATAGATCATCGTCTTGCCGCTGACCTTCTCGCCGAGGAAGCTTCGGACTACGGCGTTGTCTGTCGGAGCGAATCCAGAGCTGATTCTGGCATCGACAGTGTAGTCGCGCATCATGTCCGGCGTGAGGCGCATACCTGCAAGCTTACGCATTGCCCTCCCTCCTACATCTGTACATAGCTCGGAATGGCAAGCCTAGCGTCCTCGCCCGTCGCATGCGACTTGATGACGTTGTTCTCCGACCTCGTCACGTTGAACCTCTGATTGCGCACAGTCTCGAAGTTGTCGTACGAGAACACCGTGTTCGAGTTGGTGCTTCCGGATCCGAGGATCGTCCTTACGCCAACGCTTCCAGCGGCCGTGAGAGAGGTGTCCGTCACCTCGGCGTGCCATTGGCGAGGCTCTGTCGTTGTGGCGACAGGCCACGCCTTCGCCTTGAGAGTCGACCCCTGGATGAGCAGCCTGATCCCGAACACCCTGTCAACCGCGTGCTCCCATGGAAGCGTAACGCTGATGAGGTCGCTTTGCGATCCTCCGACCCGCTTCTGGATAACGAGCGACACAGCCTGGTTCGTCTGGAATGCTATGCGGGCATAGTAGCTGTTGTTGGCATCGGTCCATCGGCCTACAACTCCGCAGAACTGCGACGCACCCGTGGCCAGCGCCGACGACGACACGTGCGCTCGGATGTCCTGATCGGTGTGGTTTGCAGGCGTCGTGCTGTAGCGCGACACGTTGACGCTCGTCATGGTGTGAGTTCCAGCCGAGCCGGTCGTGTCGTAGTCAGTGCTCGCGCCACCCGTGTTGGTCCACGCAGCGCCGCTCTCACTGGTCCCCCAGCTGTCTGAGAGCGTCCTGGAGAACGTGTCTCGAATGGCAGACGCGCTCACGCTGGTGAGCCTGGCAGCCCAGATGTAGTACACATCGTCAGCATCTGCAGCTGCACCGTAGCGAATGCGAATCCTGTAGCGATCGGCGTTCGCAGGAGCCGTCGGAGTGGCGCTGACCCATACCCATGTGCGAGCAGGAGCAACGACTGCAGTTGCACCAGACGTCGACAGATAGGTACCAGCCGAGTCGTACCAGTCGGCCACGGCTCGGAAGTCGCTGAAACCGTTGGGCGAGTAGACCCAGGCACCGATCGCGTACACGACGCCGGGCTCGATCGATCCAACGGGCGACAACTCTGACAGAGGGCCTCCAGCGCTGAAGCCTCCGGATGGCGTGAACTTGAGGGAGCCTCGTGCACGAGGATCGGGATGCACGACCTCCTGGCTCCATACGGACGCCCCGTTCTGAGCGACCCATGGACCGATGCTCGTGTCGAACAGGACCTCGTCGTTGATGGGGCCACGAGGTCCGAGCACCGTCACGACCTCTCCGCCAACGCGAACGTCATACGGGCTGTCGAACAAGTCCGAAGTCCATTCGAATTCGGACGTGGTGAAGAGCTCGATCTCGGAGTCGGTAGTCGTGGCGGTAGCCCCGGTCACGCATCCTGCGGTGTCAAGCCTCGCTTGCGTGTTGGTCTCGCCATTCAGGAATACCTGTCCAGCCGTCCACGGCTCTCCGGGGATGCAGTTGAACGTGATGCTCCACTCGTCAGGTCCGATGGTCTCTGAGTACCCCTGGACGATTACGTCAACGGGTCCAGGACCATGGTCCTTGGGGATGTTCAGAAGCCTGATCTTGTCACCGACGTCCGCGCGCAGGATCTTGTGCAGCATCGCGTAGACGCGCTTGTTCGCGAGGTCCAGCGTGATGCGCGTGTACCTGACGCCGTTGTACGTGCCGAGGTGCAGTCGCATGTACGCAGCGCTGCTAATCCCTTCGTTGGTGTCGAGGATGTAGTCGTACTCGACGTCGTATCGCCCGACTCCGTTCGGCGGGTCCTGGACTGAAAGGTCTCCCTCCTCCAGGACATACCTGATCGGAGACCCGGTGCGAGTCCCGCTGACAGTGACGTCGTTCTCGGTGAGCTTGTCGTCGTCGACCGGCTTGAAGGGTGATCCGATGACTCCGTTGGTGAAGTCCAGCTCGAACACGGGAGCCTGGTTCCAGAGCGTGCTCTGTCCTCGATGGTAGATTTCGAGAGCGTCTCGTCGCTCCAGCAGGTATCCGAAGTTGGCGTCTGAAGCCGACTGGAGAAGCTCAAGCAGCTTCTTGCGCTCCTGGAGACTCAGCGTTGCTTCATCGCCGGGATCGCCAGAGATGGATACCGTGTATCCGCTCTCGTTGCAGAGACGCTCGATTCGCTCGCTCGTCAGCTCTCCAGGGAACCCCTGATACGCCTCATAGAACTCTGCCGCCGTCGGACCGCCGCTCCCTGCCCAAAACGTCAGATAGCCGCAACCCTGGTTGACGTTGTCTGTTCCGTCAGGACCGGTCGTGTAAATCATTGCATACTGGACGGTGCGCAGCGGCTTCATCGTGAACGGAACGGTTCCAGACTCCCGAAACTCGCCGTCCAGATAGAGGTCGATCGCGACAGATCCGCCAAGATCTGTTCCTTTGATCCTGATGTGATGCGACTCACCATCGAAGATTTCGGGGCACGGGAAGTTGGGGCTCCAGATCTGCCCCTGGGACGAGGAGTCGTCCTCTCGATATTCCCACAAGGCTGCTATCCAGAGGCCTGATGTTCCACTCTGACTGATGAGTCCGAATGACAGCTCCACCTGAGGGCTTGCGTTACTTCCCGCCCCTTCGTCTGTGAAGACGAGTTGGTTGAACGGCTGGTACTTGCCGGACAGATTGAAGATCATGTCGACAGACCAGTCGCCACTGGTGTCTCGCGGCACGAGGCCGGTGAGGACGTTGTCCTGCTCCTTCACCGTCTGGAATGTGGGCTCCAACCAGTCTGTCTGCTGAGCCTTTCCAAACGAGCCGAACGTCGTACCGTCACCAGCAAGCGAAAGTGAGATGGGTGTTCCACCGACGAGCGAGTAGCCCTCCTGGAGCCCAGAGCCATCCGTCATGGGCCAGCACTCGGTGGGCTGCTGCTGCGTGAGCCAGCGAAGCAGGGCCGAGTCGATCGGCTTGTTGCCGGCATCCATGCGACGCGTAATGCCGGTCGGAGCGATCGACGTGTAAACCGCATTGCCAGTCAGGTCACGAGTCGGAGGCCACGACGGAACCTCACCAACAGCCCTGTAGTACTGGTTGGACAACGTGGCGACGCCCGAGCGAGTCCATGTGAAGCCGGTCGAGTCCACGACGGTGTTCCCGCCGACCGCGTCGTCTCCGCCGTCACGAGCGATGTCGAGGTCAACGACGAGCTGGTCGTTGACGCCGTCCCAGACCTGGAGTCCGTAGAACTCGCCCTCGAAGTTGTCGAAGCCGGACGAGCCGTCTGGCAGCAGGCCGCTCGGACCGCTGTCGCCAATGAGGATGGGCGCGGTCGCGTTGAACAGAGAGGTCGTGCCCGATCCGGTGATGGGGTCGCCGATCAGCGTCCACTCGTCACCGTCGAGAGACTTTCCGTGCCAGAACCTGCACGTCCATCCGCCGTTGTCGTTGTCAACGTCGAGCGTCGCACGCAGCACGGCGCGCTCGCCATTGGCGAAATTGAACGGAGTCTCCTGGTGCGCCTCTATCTGCGCAGCAGAGAGGCCTGTCGGAGACCACCAGAACCACAGCTCGCGATCCTGGCCGATGACGAAGAACCAGCGGATGTTGCCGGAGTCGAAGCTGATGGCCAGAGACTGCGGGCTGCTCCAGTTGTCCGGCCTGCAATCGACCCGGACGTCGATGTCGCCGGTGATGTCAAAGGCGTTGTTGTCCGGGGTCGAGAACTCCCATGCGCTGGAGGTCGGAGTCTTGAGGTACGGACCACCGGCCTCCAGCGAGAGGCGGAACGGGGTGTTCCTACCGATCTTGCCGAACAGCGGGCTCTCCGGGTTCCGGGGCGCGTACAGCATGTCGCGCCCCGACTCCAGGTCGCACTCGCACGACATCGGTTCGGCCGAAGTGTCCGACTCAGAGGTCAGACCGCGCGTGATCTCGATGTCGGAGGTCGTGCGGACAGATGCCGAGTTCCACACGCCGTCATAGAACAGCTCGCCCTTGATCGGGGGTGGCAGACTCGGCATCTCTCATCCTCCTGCGTACTTGGTGATGCTTCCGCCGGACGTCGTCCTGACGGATTCCTGCATGAACTCTCGGAAGGCTCGGTTGCCGCCACGGAACTCGATCACCACAGCGCTCGTCCCGTTGTTCCCGGCCATGTTAAGCATACCCTGAAGCTTGCTCAACGGGAGGACGGCTTCCTGTTCCTGGCCCTCACCGATCATGGCCAGCGTCGGCCCCGTGGTAACACCACCCGCTGCCAGATAGGGAATGTACGGGATGAAGCCGATGTTGACGCCGGGGATTCGGTTGGCTCCGGAGATCAGGACGTTGACGCCGTAGATGCCGTCGTTCAGCAGTCCGATGATTCCGTTGAGAGCCGACTTCAGGCCCGACACAACTCCGTTCCACATGCCGGAGAAGAACCCCTTGATGCGGCCGACCCAGGTCGAGATGGTGTTTCCGATATTACTCCACTGCTTGGAGATCCAGCCTGTGATGGCACCCCAGTTCTTGATGATGATGCCCAGCGGGGTGAAGTTGAAGAAGATGGTCTTCACCATTCCGACGGCCCAGTTGAACAGACCGATGATGTCGTCCCACAGGCCCTTGAGCCAGTTCCACACGGCGTTGAAGATCTTGATCGTCCACGTTTTGATCTCATCCCAGTAGATGATGATCAGCGCGACGAGACCAGCGACGGCCGCAATGATGAGGGCGATGGGCCAGATCGACAGGAGCCAGGCAGCCGCCATCGAGGCCGCGCTCGCAAGCGCGCTGGCAGCCATCAGGACCCAGCTCGACACCCAGGCGAACGCAGTCGTGGCAGCAGTGGCAACCGCCGTGGCGGCAGTGCCGACCCAAGCCGTGCCCAGCAGAGCGAACGTGCCGACCAGACCGAACACGACCGTGCCCAGTTGCGAGATGACGCCGAACCATCCGTCCATGATCGTCGACGACTGCACATTGCGCTGAGCCTCGTTGAGGTCCAGCTGTGCATTCTTCGCATCGATCGTGGACTGCTTGCCGTCGATCTGGGCCTGGCTGTAGTCCTCTGTCGCCTGCTTGCTGTCAAGCTTGGCCTGCTTGGCGTCGGCGTCTGCCTGCTTCAGGTCGATCGCGGCCTGCTGAGCCTCCAGCGAATCTGCGCCGTACTCCTTGACCGCGTCGTTGTAGTCCTTCTGCGCGGTCTTCTGGTCGAGCAGAGCCTGCTCCAGGTCGATGCCCGCCTGTGTGCCGTCGATCTGTGCCTGGTTGGCGTCGAGCTGTGCCTGGCGTCCGTCCTGGTTCGCCTGCTTGAGATCGAGCGCTGCCTGGGCTACGTCGTTCTGTGCACGAGCCAGGTTGTCTGCAGCGCGGTCTCCGATGTTCCAGAGATCCACAGCCTGTCCGACGATGTCGGTCATCTGGCTGAAGCCTGCGCTGGCAGCGATGGCACCGGCTCCTACTCGGCTGATGCCTCCCTCTGCATTCTGTGCCGAGTTGCCAACTCCGTCGAGGTCTGACCCCGCCGTGTTCGCGGCGTTGCCGAGATCGTCGAGGCTGTTGGCCGCCTGATCGATGGTGGACGATGTACTGCCCAAGTTGGCATCGATGTCAATCGTCACGTCGGCCATGCTCTGCACCTCCCATCGACCTGTTGAGACTCTTGATCGCCGCAAGCATCTGCTCCGGCGTCTTCCTTGCCGCCCTGCCGTACTCGACTAGGAAGTCCGCGATCTTGAACTTCCTGCCGCCCTTACCCCGGTTGGAGTTCGCAACGGTAGCCGCAATGGTGGCCGCCTGGATATCTCCACGACGCCGACCGAGTGGACCGGTCATCTTCTCGAATGCCATCCACTCGGTCAGCTCGTAGGAGCCCATGCGGTAGTCCAGCTCGGCCACCGTCATCCCGAGGTGCTCCGCTAGGCGGAAGCGGAAGAGTCGCTCGGGGCGGCGTCGGAGTTTCCCTCCGCTTCCTTCACCGCGTACCGGCCCATGCCGGACATCTCCTGGACCTTGGCCGCGAGGCGCTCGATCACGGCACCGGACTTGACGCCCAGCGCTCCGGCCGAGATCTCCTTGTTGGAGTAGATGCGCTGGAAGTTCTCGTCGACCATCGCCATGCCCACGAGCTTCTCGCGATACACCTTGAGCGACTCGACGCGGAGCTGGGGCGTCTGCCCGTTCGCCACGACCGAACCGGCCTCGATGTATCCCCGGTCGGCCGCCGACAGCTCCATGAGTCGGACGTCGCCGCCCCACTCGGGGACCGGGACGTCCTCCCACTTGCGGTCGACAGCGTCGGAGATCTGCTGCTTCGTTACCAGTGCCATGATGCTCTGTTCCTCGTCCTCAGCTGCCGGCAGTGTGGGTCAGCTCCGGCTTGCCGGAGATCTTCACGGTGACGGTCCGCTCCATCTTGTCGTCGTGCGGGAACTCGTCGCCGTTCGCGGTGATCAGACCCTCGAAGTCCCACGTCCACTCGTCGGCCGTGTCGGGGAAGATCACCAGCTGGTAGTTGCGGTTGTCCCGCTCCTCGAAGTCGTCGTCGAGCGCCTGGATGCTCGCGACGTTGGGGTCGTAGTTGAGCGTGAGCTCGACCTCGCCGCCGTCCTTCAGGCCCTTGACGAACTCGCGGTACTGGTCCGGCGAGTCGTGCGCGGTGACCTCGATGGCCTCCCGCTCACGGCTCGGGCCGGAGATGTCCGTGCAGTTCGCGACCGTCATGAACGTGCCGGGCGTGTCGGTCTCGCGGCGGAACTGAGTTCCCCACGCGTCCTGTCCTGCCATTGGGTCACACCTCCTGGTGAATCACTATCCGGAATTGTACCGGAACGTGGCGGATCTCGGGATCCGGATCGCGCAGCGTTTGGAGTTGCACGAATCGGATGGAAACGACTGACCATGAATCCGGCAAGTCAATCGCCAGACGCTTGTGGTCGAGAAGAGCGATGATCTCGTTGGCGATATCGATCGCCGACTTGAATCCTCGCGCCTTTGTCCACACATGGGTTGTGAACAGAATGTCCCACCCGAATCCGCCGTGCCAGTTGTCGGGGATGGAGAACATCTCGCCCATCGTGACGTATGGCTTGGTGATTCGCTCAGGAACGTCGTCGTACACACCGGCCGAATCCAGGCCGGTATCCAGCGTGGCGTAAAGCCCCGCCAGAAGCTCGTTGAACGGCCCCGCAGCCGTGGGAGTAGACATCAGCTGATCTCCCCCTCGATGCGGCGCGCGATGCGCTTGGGTCCGTTGGCTCGCGCCCACTGGATCGTCGGCGCTACGTAGGGCTGAGCCGGTGAGCGGCTTGTTCCGTTCTCGACATACTCGGCGTACTCCACGCCGCGCGGTCCGACGGTGTAGCTGTCTCCGGCCTTCTCCTTGGAGATGGAGTCACGCAGCCTGCCAGTGTCCACGGGCACGACGCCCTTCATGTGGTTGGTGACATCGTCTGCGAACTCGCTGATCGCCTCGTCGGTCACACCGGCCAGCCGGTCGGACAGACGCCTGAGGCGCTGTTGTGCACCACGGATGCCGCGTGCGTTAATGCCCACGTCGACCTCCTCCTGTGTTTCGCCGCTCCAGAGCGAGCAGGCCGAGCAGTGACCACGCAGTGGACTCGTCCCACTTGCCGGCACGGGCAGCAGCCTCAGCCCGCTCTCGTGCCTCGGTGGGACCGATCGGCTTCGCCTCCTGAGAGGGCCTCTCTGCATCCGTCATGATCAGCTCTCCTGCTCGCTCTGGATGAACTCGACGTCGGCACGCAGGTACACGCCGGGCGTCGAGGGCTTGACGACGTTCATCACACGGAAACGATCCGAGCCCTGGCGAAACTCATCGCCGCGCTGGATGTCGTCGTCATGGTTCTGGTACACCTTGTGGGTCAAGGATGCACCAGCCTGCTCCGCCTCGAACTGCTCCCTGGCGGACGCTTGGTCAATCTTGACTCTGCGTCCGCTCTCAAGCAGGGCATAGGAGTAATCCACTCCACCTTGCCCGTCCGACACTTCAGTCCGCCGATAGACATCGGCAGTCTGCTTGAGCAGGTGTGACACCAGGCTCATCCGAGATCACCTCGCGGGATCCAGGGGAAGACACCCTCCAGGTCACCGTTCTCGACGAGCACCTTCTCGCTCGGAGTCAGCGGATCGATGGTGCGAGTGCGCTTCCAGTTGAGCTTGGTGATCCAGCGCTGCGCGATCGGTGCAAGCATCGCGGAATCCTCCGAGCTGCCGCCCGACCCCGAACCGCCGGAGCCATTGGAGTAACTGTAGTCGCCCAGCGTCTCGCTGGACTTCTCGGAGCCGGTGCCGAAGTCCTCGGCACCCTGCTCCTTCTGCCACTTGGCCTGCCAGGACACAGCCTGCTTCAGGATGCGCAGCGTGCGCGGCTGGAGGCTGTCCTTCAGTCCGTAGTGGATGTCCGTGAACAGGTCGATGATGGACTGGGCCGTGTTCAGGTCCGCCTGGTACAGCGTCACGCCAGTGATGGCGCTTGCCTCAGCCGGAGTCGCCCAGGTGTCGGCGCATTCCTCTGCCGGGGTAGACACGGCCGCCCTCCTCGGGTCCGTAAAGGGGTCTACGTGGGCGCGTAACGAACGAACGGCCCGGTCCCGGTGAAACGGGCCGGGCCGTCGCTCGCAGGCCGCCTACGGGGCGTACGCGGCCTTCGCGGATCAGCTCAGGGCGGAGCCGTCGTCCACGAGGACGGCGAACGCCTTCTCGTGACCGATGGCGAAGCCCTTGCGGACGCGGATCTTGACGTTCGCCTCGTCCGTCGTGGAGATCGCGGCCGGGATCGGCTGGGTCTCGACGGTGGAGCGGTCGCCGACGATCAGGAAGTCCCGGTTGCCGAAGACCATGATCGGCGCACCCGTGGGCGCGGCGCTCGCGGTGGCGGACAGGCGGCAGCCGTTCGACCAGCGGACGGGGATGTCGAAGACGGTGTCCGGCGTACCGGCGTCACCACCCTGACCCCGCACGAAGATCGGCTGGCCCTGGTCGTCCTTGATCTGTCGGAGCTGCTTGCGGAAGACCGGGTGCGCGATGACGACCGACATCGACTCGTCGAAGTAGTCGCCGTCCTCGTACCGGCCCAGGGCCTCCGAGAGCTCGTCGTAGGTGACCTCGCCCGCCGTGACCGTGCCGACGATGTTGTCGTTGGCGGTGTAGCCGGTCGTGGCGTTGGTCTGGGTCAGCGCGTAGTACACCGACGTGTACGGGACGGTCGGCGCGTTCTCCGCAGCGGAGGTCGCGAGCGTCGCGTTGTCGAAGTACTTCGCGTAGCTGGTGGCCCAGTCCCGCTCCTTGGCCGCGATGATGTCGGCCGCCGAGTCGTTGAGGTCCTCCTCGGCCACGGTCAGGAGGCCGGTGTGCTTGCGGGCGGTGAGCAGGACGTCGTCGTTCTCGTCGTTGGACGAGGTGTACGCCTCGGCCTTGCCGAGCGTCTTGATCGCCATGCCCGAGGAGCGCGGCTCCTTCTTGGTGGCGGTGGACATCGGCGTGTGCCGACCCCACGCCTCGACGGCCGAGACCTGCGCGACGCGCTGGATGACGGCGGAGTCGGTCTCCTCCGGGATCCAGTCGTCGAAGTTGTCCGCCGCGCCACCGACCATGAAGTAGATCGGCTGGCCGTTCTTGCGGTAGCCGACGATGTCGCCGGGCTCGAACTCGGTCCACACGACCTTCGCCGCGCGCTCCGCCGCGAACGCGGCCTTGCGTGCCGCCCAGTCGTCCATGGAGTAGTCCATGTGGGCTCCCTTCAGGGATCGTGATCTGGTAAATGCAAACAGCCCCAGGTGAGGGGTGCCCCACCCAGGGCTGCTGCATCCGGCACAAGGCCAGACATGCTCGCCGCAATGATACCTCATGCAGCGGGTTCTCGCTTACAGGCCTCGCAGCCTGTTGGCGACCTTCTGTGCGGCGGTGAGCTTCTCCTCACCGGCACCCTCGTCGCTGCCACCGGCTCCACCGGCCTTGCGAGCGGAGCCCTTGCCGGAGCCACCGCCCTCGCCGCCGGAGCCGCCGGAGGTGGTCTTGCGGGTCCGCTTGGTGGTGGCGCGCTTCGGCCCGAACATCTCGGGCATGTCCTTCTTGAGGGCGTCCACCTGGTCGGTGACGTCGATGGTGCCGTCCTCGTCGTCGATGTCGACCTCGTTGACGTCGATCATCCGGACGAGCCGGTCCACCAGGGCCGGACGGGCACCAGCCGCCATGAGCTCGGCACGGGCGGCCATGCGGATGACGGTCGGCTTGAACGCCTCACGCCCCTCCTCCTTGGCCTTCTCCACGAGCTCGTTGATGCGGCGCTGCGCGGCCTCGGAGTCGACCTCCTTGCCCGCCGTCTTCTTGAGCTCGTCGAGCTGCTCCTGGAGCGTGGCGAGGTCGCCCTCCAGCTTGGCCTTGGCGGTCTCCGCCTCGCGCAGCCGGGTGCCACGGTTCTTGGAGTTCTTTAGCTTCTTGAGGTAGGCGGCACGGAGACGCTTGACCTCGGCGGCGAGTTCCTCGGGCGACTTGCCCTTGTCCTCGTCGTCATCGTCGTCTTCGTCGTCCTCCTCGTCGCCCTTGTCGGCGTCCTCCTCGTCCTCGTCACCCTCGTCGTCGTCCTCGTCCCCGCCGTCGGCGTAGAACACGGGCGAGAAGGGGTCCGTGGCGTAGGGGTGAGCCCACCCAGGCTCGTATCCGTCCACACCGGCCGCAGTCAGCAGGTCCAGGTCCGCACCGGCGGACTTGGCGGCCGACAGGCCAGGACGGAGAAGGTTGGTCATCATGCTTCAGTACCTCACGGGTTCGATGTAGGAACGCTCCTGCCCCGAGCGAACTCGCCCTTCTTCAAATCGCGACGAGCCCGTTCGAGCACGGTCTTGGGGAGATCAGGATTGCCCTTCAGCAATTCCTTGAGCGCTCGGATCCTGCTGGCGTTGGATTCGGATGGTAGTGAGAATCCACGAGCAATGGATCTTTGCGCTTCCCGGCTGACCGCCTCTGGCAAGCTTACCTCGCCATCCCGAGCCCACGCTGGATCCCACGGAACGGGTCGGCATCGGCAATGTGGATGGAGAGGAGGGCGGACGCCCTTTGCCTTGGAGTCCCTCTGCTTGGGATCCCAGGAGAGTCCACCGGGAAAGTCCTCTCCCTTCTTCACGATGCGGCCTGCATATGCGAGGCAGTTCACACAGGCATCGCGCTCTGCCACCCACACCTCGTACTTGGCCTTGTTAGCTGTGGCTGTTGCCTGCATCGTCTTGGTCACGTTCTCGTTGACAGATGACGTGATCGTGGACTTGGCGCGCCCCAGGACATTGCGAGCCTGTCGGAGCCCAGCCAGGATGCCACGCAGTCCGAGCCGCTCGATGACCGGCCGACGCAGCAGCCTCTTGAAGGCGGACTCGCCCTCGGACACTGCCGCCTTCACGGCCGCGCGTTCGGCCTTCAGATCGGGCGTAGGGACGTCTACGCGCTTGGCTGCGGCCTTGCCGCTGGCTCCCTCAACGAACGCCGCACCCTGCTCGGTTGCGGCCGTTACGGCGCTGCCTACGGCTTCGGACAGGGCGGAGATGACCGAGCCCTCCAGCCCCTTGAGCGCTCCATTGCTCGCAGACAGCGCCGATCGGATCATCTCGTTCAACGGCGCACCCTCACCGGGTGCACTCATCGAGCCGAATGTCTTGACCCAGTCGGACGTGGCCGAGCGCAGGGCATCGTCGATCGCAGCATATCGCTTCTCGGTCGCCGCCTTGATCGCCTTGTCCTCGATCTTGGAGATCGCCTCGATCTGCTTCTGCTGCACAAGCTCCAGCAGCGCCTCGGGGTCTATGCGCTCAGCCATGTCGGACCACCTCTCAGACGGTCTGGTTGACCAGCAGCTGGAAGAGCGACGACGCGACCACGATGTTGTACGCGTCGATCGAGTAGGACGGCGCACCGATCTTGGTGAGAGCCCGCGTCAGATCGCTGACCTGCTGGCTGGACATGTTCTGCGTGTTGATCGTGGTCGAGGGAGTCCCGTTGATCGCTGCGTTCTGCAGCGCAAGGATCTCGTTCTCGGACATAGCAGGTACGGACATCGTTCTCCTTCTAGATCTGCACACCGAAGTGCGCGGCGAGGCGGCCCACGAGATCCGCCTTGAGCTTGAGGTCGCTCACGTCGAGCTCCTCCTTGGCGGCCAGGTCCCGCAGCTGCGCCACGGTCAGACCCTCCAGGTCCGAGAGCGTCGGCTCGTCGCCCTTGGGCCCGACCGGGTTGGTGGTCGGGTCCTCGTCGAGCTCCTGCTCCTCATCGAAGTCGCCGACCGGCTCGGGCTCGTCCGGCACCTCCAGGAACCAGACACCAGCGGAACCCTCCGGACCGAACCGGGCGCGCACCTCCTCCTTCTCCTCGCGTGTGAGCCAGTCCTTCTCCAGGATCAGGCCCTTCTTCCCCTTGGCCAGGAAGATGTCGATCGCCGACATGGTCACTCCTCTTCCACGTTGGTCTCACGCAGCCCGGCGATGTCGCCGAACAGGTCTGCTATCAGCTCGTTGGCCTGGCTGAGGTCGATGCCCAGCGCAGCCGCCGTGCCGATCTTCTGCACCGCGTCACCCATGGTGTTGAGCAGCGTCACTCGGCGCAGGAGCTCTGTGTCGTTCGGCTTGCCCGTCAGCCACTGGCGCACGGTCTCCTCGTCGTAGCCCGCCTCAGCGAACGCGATCTCCGGCGGAACCCCGAGCTCGATCTTCTTCTGGACGAGGTCCAGCTTCTCCGTCTCGGAGACGTACTCGATCGGCTTCCACTTGATGCTCAGCGAGAAGTCATCGGGCAGCTCCTCGAACGCCAGCTCAAGCGCCATGTACAGCATCTCGTCGAACTGGGAGTCCAGGAGCTTCTGCTGCCACTCGGTCTTGGTGTTGAGCCGGGCGTCACGCTGCCTGATCGACTCACCAGTGGGCGTGCCTCCGCCCGTGGAGTCTGCCGTGAAGTAGTACACAGGCGTGTTCGTGGCGGCAGCCATGAGCTGCACAGCCTTCTCCAACGGCTTGAGGTACTGCTCCACGTCGGCGCTGGAGAACTGGCCCACCGAGTCGAAGCCCGACAGGTCCCAGATGCGCCCCGGTCCCGACACCAGCTTGCTCACGACGTTCTCGTCCTGGTCCGGAACGGTGTCGTCCTGCCCCGACCAGTCGATGTCGTCGCCGCCCTGCCCCGTTGAGCGCGTCTTGGCCAGCGCGTACCGCTGGGGGAAGGCGTTGAAGTCCGAGCCCGACACCTCGTTCACGAGGAACTTGGTGATCTGGTTCTGCGGCCCGTAAGCGTTCTTGTGCAGCGGGCAGCCGTACGGGAGATCGTTGCGGAGGTGGATGAACGGGATCTGCCCGGTCGGGTTGTCCACGTCCTCCACGTACTCGAAGTCGTCGATCCCGCACTTGTTGAGCGGCGTCTCGTAGAGCTCGATGGTGCCGTCGGCGAGGTACAGCCACGCCCGCTCCTGCTTGCCCTTGCCGGTCTTGAGCCGCTTGACGGCGTGCGTCTTGCGAGCCGGGTTGAGGTCGTCATAGAAGACGCGCACCTTCATGGGCGACTGGTAGCACGCGATGATGCCGGTCATCACCTGCTGAGGCTCGTCCGCGCCGGGCGCACCCTCTTCGGTGACGACCTGCTCTTCGTCGTCGTACTCCGGCCACATGAAGATGTAGGCGTCGCCGAACTTCTCGGCCGCCAGGATCGCCGTCTTGTGCACGAACTGGAGCTGGTTCGCCTTCCAGACCTCGTCCTGGACGAAGGCAGTCATCTCCTCGTCGTTGGTCTGGATGTCGACAATCTCCAGCTTCTCCACAACGGCGTCAACCGGGACCGCGCTGAGCACGGCCTTGTAGTTGACCTCCTTGCGGACCAACAGGCGCTGCATCACCAGCGACTGAAAGGGCTCCACGAATGTGCCCTTGTAGAACTTGTCGGCCTCGACATAACCGGGCCTGGCGTGGTCGAGCTCCTTCAGGGAGTCTCGCAGGATCTGCTTGTGCGGCACAATTGGCCTCCTTCCCGTAAACGAATCCAGACGCAATTCAGCCGGGGTCAGAGGCTCCATTCAGAACCGAATCCTGCATCGCCCCAGCCAGGGCATCGAGGCCAATCAGCCGCAATGCGGGAAGTATACCCTCACGCATATGCTCCGCTGGAGACCTTGCGCCGCTGAACCTTGGGAGCGCCCAACAGCTTGAGGACGGCATTGCCCACGGCGTCAACAATGTCGTCGTGCTTGAGCTTGGGGAAGCCGACCATGTTCTCCTCGGCCTGCTGAAGGCGCTGCGTGTGCAGGACACGGGTCGGAATCCTCTGGTACATGGCGTGCACCTTTCCGGCTCGGACCTCCTTGGGCTCGCTGTTGTGGATGAGCACGACCTTGACCGGCATGTCGTGCATGACCTCTCGCCAGAGCTCGCCGCCCTGGTTCGACTCCACCAGGATCACCTTGATCTCGGGGTACATCTCGAGGATGTGCAGGATCTTCTGGCGCAGCGCCTTGCCCAGGAGCTTGACGCCCACGGCGTACTTGACCTCGCAGCGTCGACGCGGATCGCCAGGCATGTGAGCCGTGGCCCCAACAACGGCCAGCCCTGTGAAGTCCGACTTCTTCTTGTCCGTGACTGCACCGTCAACGCTGAGGATGGTGATGGCGCACGGCAGCGAGCCATAGGTGAAGTCGTCCCGAGTCCAGTACTGGCCATCGATCGCGAGCGGGTCGTTCTCGTAGTTCTTGGCGAACGACCGGGTGTGGCGCACCGAGTTGAGCCAGTCCATCGGCCACTTCTCCGGCCACAGGCTGGTCTCGTTGCCGTCGTCGTCGATGTTGATCGGCTTGTAGTGGTGCACACGGAACTTCTCAGTCTTGATCCACTCCTCGACCTCGTCCTCGGGGATCTCGCCTCGCTGCGCCGCAGCAGCCTTGACCATCTGGTGCGTGATCGAGCCGGGCATGGTGACGGTGCCAGCCAGGATGACGCGGGCTCGGATGTTGAGCGGCAGGATGGCGTCGGTCAGAGTGCCCAGGCGCTGCTGCATCTGGTAGTCCGAGTAGCTGGCCTCATCGGGCTCCAGGTCGTCCAGGATCAGGAGGTCCGGACGCTTGTCCTCGACCTTCATACCCAGGACAGAGACGTCTGCGCCTCCAGCAGCGAACACGAACCCCGATTGCGCCTGGTACAGGTCCTGGGTGTCGGACACGTTCACGTTGCCACGCCTCTTGAGCGGCATGCACAGGTCTGGGAAGTCAGCCTGAAGCAGGTCGTTGGTCTCCAGCTCTCGCTTGAACGACGACAGGTGCTTCTTGGCCTGGGGTCCAGAGTCGGCGAACGCAGCGACGAACGACACGTGCTGATGCGCAGCAGCCCACATGGGCAGGATCTTGAACAGCCAGGTGGACTTGCCGGCATCTCGGGGTGCGATGAAGGCGTCGCGCATCTCGCCAGGGCCGAACTGGCTGGCGGGCTTCTCAGCCCACTCACGAGCCTTCTCGCAGAGGTCCCAGTGGAACTCCGACATCGAGATGACGCCCACCTCTGAGTCGGCTCCCTCAGCGATGTCCTCCATCGGTGCCGGCATCTTGAGCGAGTGCGGCATGTAGGTCAAGGCGAACAGGAGCGGCTCGTCCACAGTGAGGTATCGCCTGCCGACCGACTGGCCCAGCAGCATGCGCAGCGCCTCAACGGAGCCGTCGCACATGGCGTCTGCCACGTCCTGGAAGTAGTCAGCCAGCGTCGTCGTCATCGTCCGTCCCCATCTCGTTACGCGCCACCTCAGCGCGCAGTACGGTATGCGTGTAGTCCAGCAGCCCCATGACTCTGTGGTATGGCAGCCCACCTCCCATGGGCAGCACCATCATGACCGAGCCCGCTGTGTCGCCCTCGTCGTCGATGGACTGGACTGCGCACAGCGTCACGTACTCGGTCAGCATGCCTGTGGCCCCACGAAGCCGGAGCACTCGCTCAATGGCGCGCTCCAGCTCCGCATAGGCTTCCTTCTGTTCTGGGTTGAGCCGGGGCATGTCAGCAGTCGCAGTCCACCGCAGCCAGAGCCTCGACGTTCACATCGAGGTTGCGCAGCATCTCGTCCACTCGCTCCGGGTTCGACACCTCGTTCATGAGGTCTCGCCTGAGCCGTGCCGCCCTGTGACGCATCGCCTCAGCCCCGCTCATGGCGCGCAGCGGACGGGCCGCAGGGAGCGCCTCCTCCACCTCTGCGATGTCGGACATCACGCTGAGCTCCATGGGGAGCGGGTCGTAGTCGTCGTCCTCCTCGACACCGATCCCCTGCTGCTCCTCCAGGAACGCCGACATGTCGACGCCGAAGTACTCCAGCAGCTTGAGCAGCCTGTCGTTTGGCGGGTCCAGCTCGGACAGCAGCTGCATGTACAGCCGCTGCGCCGCGCCCTTGTCTCCCGTGGGCGGACGAGTCCATCCCTGGGACTCCAGCCAGACGGCCGTGCTCTCGTCGACGCTGAGCGCCACCTGGACGCCCACGGTCAGTTGTGCGTCAGCCATTGTCCGTCTCCTCGTTCTTCACCTTGTCGAGGCCACACTGCTGGTGGCGCTTGGCGTATCCGATCGTGGTGCCGTCGCCCAGCAACAGAGCGGCAGGCTTGCCACATGTCGGGCATGCCACATGGCGCGCGATCAGGATGTCGTCTCCGTTGGGCATGCGGAACGCGACAGCCTCCTCGATGCGCTGCCACTCCTGCGTGTCCCTGTTGATCGTGTCCTGCGGCATGCCCAGCATGTTCTTGCTCTCCTCATCTCGGCACACCCAGCAGGCGCACCGTCGGTTGTCAACGCAGTTGTGCGAGTCCATCCAGCACGACGTGCAGACTAGACGCGCTTGCGCTCCTTGCCCTTCTTCGCGGGCCACCTCAGGGCGTACGAGGCCTTGCTCGCCTCGATCGCTGCGCCCTGCGTCTCCGCCTGCTTCCTCGTCGGGTACACCGTCCCGCTCGGACCCCAGCGGTATCCGGAACTCACCTTCTGCACCGGCATGGTCATCACCTCCCACGACTATCTTACGCAGTCCGGCCACCGGCATTCTGTAGATGACGTGGCCCAGCGCGAGCGCCTCATCCAGCTCGATGGTCGTGCCGATGCCGTCCCAGGGAATGTCGTCCCATCGCATCTCAGGATTGCGCACCTTCGCCATGGCGCGCCCCTGCTCCAGCGTGGCCGTCGACATAGCCACCACACGACCCGGCTCCTCGGACTCGACATCGATCCGCAGCATCGCCCGGCCCATCATGCGTCATCGACCCCTGCCAGCTGAAGCAGCTCGGCGAAGTGGCTCTGGAGCTCTGCCGGCATCTTGCTCCTCAGCTCCACAATGAGCCATGCCCGACGCGCAGCCGGATCGAACCGATAGCCAGACGCCCACAGCACCTTGGCCATGGCCTTGTAGTCGACACCGTCCTGCTCCTGGCACGAGTGCTCATCCGTGGCCGACAGGCCCGCAGACACAGCGCTCACGAACTCCTGATATCCAACGACCAACCTGTCGCCGCTCATGCCGCCTTCTCCATCCCCCTCTGTCGCTGCGCCCTCGCACAGCTATGAACGTCCTTGCACTCCATGCGGCCAGACCAGCGCCTCATCCTGTCCGACCTACGAACCCGTCCGCACCATGCGCACTCGTAGCGCTTGTGCTTCGAGGACGAGTCCGCGAGCGAGCAGTAGCCGTTCCGATGCATCACAGCATGGACCGTCGTACCGTGGCCGCAGCGCGGGCAGGCCAGCACAACACCTGTCTTCCTACGACCCGACCATCCACACCGTCCGCAACGATGCCTCTTGCACTCCTTGCAGCGGACCGACACGCCGTCACCTCCGATCGAACCCCCGAGCCGCGCCCAGGGATGCCCCGTAAACCGATTCTTTGGGGCCTACGGCGAGCCGCTACCCCATCCCCCTCCCCCGGTCCCACCCGACCCGTAAAAGGCCCGCAGAACCCAACGCTGTGATTCTCACTGCTCTCGGTTCACGACCTCGCCCTGTATGACGTGGCCCTCACCGGCAGGGGCAACGCCGAAGAACTGGTCCAGCAGTCGCTGCGCCTCGTTGGCATCTCCCTCACGACTGTTCACGTTCATGTCGACCTTGATCGGCTTCTCGACACCAGTGAGCCGCATCTCGCGGTCCAGCAATCGCGTCCAGGCTGCCACTGCCTTCTCGTCACCCATCATCACTCGCTTGGACAGCGCTCGTTTTGCGATGGCGATCTGGTCAAGCAAATGCTGACGATACTCGTCGGCCTTCTCCTCCAGCTCCGGCTTGATGCGGTCCTGTATCCACCGCCTCACCGTCTCGAACGCCAGAGAGTCCCCGAACTCCTCGTTGACGATCTCCACCGTCTCACGCAATGTGTAGGACTCACGCCTGAGCTCAATGGCACGTGTGGTGACGAGATCCCTGAACTCATTGGTGATATCCGTGGGCCTCCCTCCTCGCCGCCGCCCCGTCCTCTTCTGAAGCCTGCCCATGCACATCCACCCCATATCGACTCGTTACTTCCGCCTCTCCAAGCCTACCCCCAGCGACTCGTTTCCCGCTCTCCACACACTCTCCACCTCATCCGGAGGGCAAATCCCTCCGACCCCTCCGCACTTCCCTCCCTGAATCCCTCCCTCTCAAACACATCCCTACCTGCTCATACTCTTCCTAAGGAGGGAAAGAGGGATTTGAAAGCGCAAAAGTTCGCGTAAAGGGTAGGTAGGACTAAACCCATTTTATCAACATATTTCACCTCTCGGCCTTAGCCCCGAGACCCAGACCTAACGGGATAGTTTTTCAGTTAAGAGGGTCCCTCTTCCCTCCTCGGACGATCCCCTCCGACATTCCCGCAGGTCACACACACTTTCAACACGGAGGGCTCTGAGGGGGGATCTGAATCCCTCCGCCCCCTCCTAACCCCTCCCGGTCTCCACATCACGCATAATTCACACATTTCATCCACACCCAGAGCGCCGAAACGCGCGGTAGAGTATACTGAACCTCGGCCCTATAGCCGAACCCGAGACCAGCAGACAAGGACAACCAGATGGCCAAGAAGGTCGCCTCTCCCGAGCTCCAGGCTCGAATGAGGAGCGCAATCGCCATGATCGGGCGTGGCGTCAACCAGAACAAGCCCGAAATGGAGCTGGAGGGGCGTCGTCTCCTGGCAGCCGCTCGCATCGAGAACGAGATCCTGATACACGCGGAGTTCCTGCGTAAGGAGGACCTGCGCCCTCTGGCGTCCATCCTCTTCGGAACCCCGGTTGACGACCTCGATGACGAGGACTACACCGCAGACGCGGTCGAGACCAACTCCGAGGCCCTCGCTCGCAGCAAGGCTCTGGATGAGCGGGCCAAGGAGCTGGAGGACTACCCGCTCACGGCTCTCGACGTCCCCGACGACGCCCGCGCGCTCGCTCCTCCGCTCCGCCCCACCAAGGAAGAGCGGATCGCAGCCATGCGCAGTGGATACGAGCGCGAGCGGGCCCAGTACCCCCAGCCCGAGCTGCTGGACGACCCCGATGACATCGAGTAGCCCCGCCTCTGAGCAGTACCCTTACCAGCACCAAGCATGAACGGAGGCAGGGCCATAAACACCAGGCCACAGCGCGAGAAGTACAGGCCGAAGCCGAAGCCAGAGGACCTGTGCAAGTGCACGCCGCAGTCGGACGGTATCAGCGTCCAGTGGGGCACTGTCACGCACCAGTTCCCCTACTTCGACAAGAGTAACACGCGGCTGTTCTCGCGATTCCGCTACGTCATCGATATCGATGGGCACAGCGCAGGTCCACAGGGCGACAAGACGTTCCGCTACTGCCCGTGCTACAACAAGACGTTCGCTCAGCACAAGTTTGTGTTGTACGGCGCACCGCGCATTGCGGAGGCTGTCAAGAACAATGCGCCCTACATCTATCTCGTGGAGGGCGAGAAGGACGCAGAGGCCATCTGGGAGTTCGCCGACCAGTACGCCACGACCTCGCATCTGGGTGTCTCCTTCTACCCCGAGATCGCGGAGCACTTCCGTGGTTATCAGGGATACGTCATCATCGTTATTGACAGGGACCACCTGGACCCCAGGCACCAGGCGGACTTCAATCACGAGGATCCGAAGAAGCGCAAGGACTACCCCGGCTCTGCACGTGCCATTCGCGTGGCGCGAGCGCTGAAGAGCGTCGGGGTCAAGTACAAGTTCCGCGAGGCCAACCGCAAGGGTGCTAAGGACGCCTATGACCAGTTGGCGAAGAAGGGCAAGGTATTTCCGCCCGACGAGATGCGGACGATACGCACGGCAACCCTTCAGGAGCGTGCCCCTCGCGAGTGGAGCCGCAAGGGCAACGTCAAGGCGACGCTGTCCGGCGGCGACATGCCCGAGGGTCCGGCGCTGAAGCGGGTTGTTGCGGCGTTCGAGGCCAAGGGCTACAGCCTGGACAAGATCGGACCGAGCAGGTACAAGACCAACTGCCCGCACCCCGAGCACGACGACCGCAACCCCAGCTTCGAGTTCGACCAGGGCGACGAGGGCGCAGTTCTCACGTGCGAGTCCAGGCCATACGAGACAGAGGACATCGCGGAGAAGGAGAAGATCCTCCAGGAGCTGGGCCTCACCTGGCAGGACCTCTTCGACAAGCGCAAGCCGACCACGCGCAAGGTCAAGCTCCAGGCCGACCCCAGCAAGCAGGTCGAGGCGCACGAGTGGCCCGCGTTCCACGACGCGTTCAAGGGGCACATCGGCACCACCACCAACAACGAGCCCAACGACAAGGGCAACGGCAAGCGGATGCTGGAGCTCTACGGCAAGGTGTTCCGCAAGGTCAACACCGGCCCCGAGACCGGCTGGCGCGTCTGGACGGGCACCCACTGGGGCATGGACACATCGGGGCTCGCTATGGCCGCAACGGCCGACCTCACCAGCTACATGGAGGCAGTAGAGGTCTTCGACTACGAGGACCAGGACTGCCCCGCGTTCCCGAGCGACTGGGACGTCCTCAACGCCTCAGGGAAGCCCTACAAGGCGCTCCTCGGGCGCTACGGAGCGTTCGCTCAGGCCCCGGCCCAGACGATGGCCTACGCGGCCAAGGGAGCCGAGCAGGCGGACTTCCTGGGTGAGCGTCTGGCGTGGGAGCAGAGCGACAACATCTTCCAGCGCACGCTCCAGTGGATCGAGAAGTGCAAGGATGGCGCGCGCATGCGTGAAGCCGTCAAGCAGCTGGAGCACCAGCCCGGCATCTCCGTCACGGACGAGGAGTTCGACAATGTGCGCGGCACCTTCTGCGTGCAGAACGGCGAGATCGACACGCACACACTGGAGCTGGGTCCGCACAAGCTGGAGGACATGAACACGCGCATCTCGCCCGTGGCGTACCGGCCGAATGCCCAGGCACCCATCTGGGAGGCGTACCTCGCCACGAACCAGCCCAACGAGGACACGCGCCGTTACCTCCAGAAGCTGGCCGGATACGCCATGTCCGGCGACGGTGACCAGAAGCTGATCGCCTTCATGTACAGCCGTCTCGGAGACACGGGCAAGTCGCTGTTCCTCAAGGTGATCGAGCGGGTCCTGGGCTCGACCTACAGCGCCACCCTGGCCGAGGGAGCGCTCAGCAAGCGTCGGTTCGACACGGGAGGTCGTGACCCCGACCGCGACGCCATCCGGGGCAAGCGCTTCGTCGTCAGCAGCGAGCTCGCACCCAACGAGCCTCTGGACGAGCGCTTTGTCAAGCAGCTCACGGGCGGCGACGGTGTCTCCACGCGAGGCAACTACTCCAGGGAAGGCAACACCCGCTGGCAGCCCGAGTGCCTCGTGCTCGTGGCCACGAACCACCTCAGCCGCATCAACGCCGAGGACGAGGCCATCTGGAACCGCATCCAGGTTGTGCCGTGGAACGTGGCGTTCCCCAAGGGACACCCCGACCGTGACGAGAAGCTGGCTGACAAGATCCTCGGCGACGGCGGGTTCCCCGGCGAGCAGGAGGGCGTTCTGGCCTGGATCGTCGAGGGGCTCCGCCTGTACCGCGAGGAGGGGCTGTTCCCGCCGGAGGAGGTCCAGGACGCATCGATGGGTTACAGGACCAACGCAGACATCGTGCAGCGCTGGCTTGTGCACGCGAGCTCTGAGGGCGACATCGAGATCGGCGAGCACTCCGAGGAGAAGGACGGCGAGCGCTATGTGTGCCAGGTCACTCCTCTGCACAGCGCATTCGAGGCGTGGTCCAAGAAGGAGCACGCTCGCGACATCCCCGGCCTCCAGGCGTTCGGTCGCAGGCTCGAAGAGCTGGGCTACGAGAAGATCGCCAAGTACAGGCGCGACCCATACAAGGGGCGCGCGGTGATCGTCGGCATCCGCATGTCAGCAGAGGGCTCGTTCAGGTTGGAGCTGAACAAGGAATGAGCAAGGGCCAGTGTGCATGGTGTCCGTGGGACTGTCCGAGCCCTGAGACAGCGGCATGCCGGCAGCCACAAGCGCCGGTGCCTCCGGTGCTGGCTGGGGTTTGCGAGCCAGCGTGGCGGGTATCCGGTCGGGAAGTGAAGCGGAAGCGTGGGACGGTGGACGTCATCCGAGACCTGTCGGACTGGCCACAGCCAACTGCAGAGGCTGTAGAGAGCCCGTAGGCGAGAGATGCACATCTCCAGCATCCGTTAAAGCCCACCCATGAGGCCGGCATGTGCAGGCGGCCATATGCACAGGAAGGACAAGCAATGCTGGAAGCTCTCTGCTACACCGCAGCGTTCATCCTCTTCGCCCTGGCAGCCGTCCTGCCGCCGACCGTCCCTCGGCGGTGGATGCTGACCAACGCAGGACTCGCTCTGGCCGTCCTGCCCAGCGCGGTGGAGGCCTTCAAGGCCGCGTAGCACCAAAGACGAGAGGCCCGTCCCCTGCGATCCCAGGGAGCGGGCCTCTCTTGTGCATGTCGATCAGCACATGTCGAGTCCAGCGTCCTCGCCGCAGCCCGCGTGGCACCACACGACCTCGGTCCGGTCAGAGTCCTGGAACTGCCCCATCTCGCCGTCGGCCGGTTCGCCGCACAGCTCGCACTCGTCCGTGTCCATCAGCGACACCTGCACGGCCTCTGCCTCGGCGTTCCAGTGGCCCTCGGCCTTGAGCCGCGCGACCACACCCGGCATCTCGCGGGCCTGCACCTCCAGGTCGGCCAGCGGGAGGGCCTGGTACGCCGCGATGGTCGCGTCGTCGTTGGGCCGACCCAGGGCCGCCGCCACCTGCATGGCCAGCTCGTGCTTGGTTGCCATCTCGTCCTCCTTGGGGACCGGGGCGGACCACCCGCCCACAACACCAACTATACCCCATCTCGACATGGAAGGCAACACATCTGCAGACTTGCTTTTTGCCGGCATGTGGAGTAGAGTTGACCTCGTCAACGACCCCAAGGAGGTCCAAATGTCCGCTCCCGTCTTCGTCCCGCTCTCCGGTCTCTACGTCCGGCTGCTGGCCGCTACGGCGCTCGCTACCTACGGCTGCGCCGACTGCGTCCTGCTGCCTGCCGGCAAGTTCTGCCTGTCCCACGTCTGCCTGGACTGCGGCCGTATGGCGCACCCGCACTCGATGGCCTGCGTCCGTCGCGCCTGCTTCTCGCACCCCGGCTGCGACGGCTGCTGATCGCCGGTCGGCCGCCCCGGTCCTCGCGACCGGGGCGTGCCGGCATGTCCAAAGAATCTTGGCGCAACCCCTTGCCTTCCATGTGGACATGGAGTAGACTTGGTTTGATGCCCAAAATCGAAGCCGGCATGCCTGCAGAAGAATCTTCAAGAAAGTTGCACAAAGGGGTAGCGGAGGACTGCAGTCTGGAGTATAGTTCTTACTGTAAGCGAGAGAACGCCCCAAGGAGGCACCAGATGACCGAGAACCAGCTCCCCGCGATCCGCATCGAGTACCGCAACCAGCGCAACGGCTGGGCGACCGCCACCTTCAAGACCGGCTACGGCGCGGAGCGCGAGACGCTGGAGGTCCGCAAGGTTCGCAACAACGAGGACGCCCTGCTCAACCTCTCCAACGAGATGAAGGCCAAGGGTTACCGGGGCGTCAGCTGGGCCGCGATGGGCACCGGCTACTGGATGGGCGAGACCTGGATCTGATCCAAGAAAGTCGGGGTGGAGGGTAGCGCCTCCACCCCGGCTGGAGTATAGTAGTTCTCGTAAGCAAGAGAGCCCCAAGGAGGCCAGATGTTCGACGCGGAGAACACCAACGAGGACCTGCTCAACCGGGTCCGCGCGACCCAGGAGCTGCCGGGCACGGTTGAGGCGACCGGCCGGATCCGTGGCCAGTGGCACGAGATCGTCGAGACCTTCGACGGCGAGGGTGAGGCCTACGCCTACTGGGTCGCGCTGGACGACACCAACTCGGTCGGCTACAAGCAGGCCGACACGCTCGACACCGACCCCGACGCGATCGACCTGGACTACGTCCACCTGGTCGAGCACGACGGCGAGCTCTGACCGAGCCGGGAGCCCCGCACCTCCAACCGGAGGGAGCGGGGCTCCTGCATGTGCAGACGGCTCTCTGCCGGCCTCCAGCACATCGGGCTGTAGGTTAAAGCCCATCTGCACCCTCCAAGCCGGCATACAGCCATCTGCAGCTTTCCAAAATAGTTGCTGTGCAGAGTAGCCAACCCATGTCGACATGGGGTATAGTTACTCTCGTAAGGCCAACCGAGAGAGTCCCCCAGGAGGACGACATGAGCTACTCCATCCGCTACAACCGAGCCACCAACCACATCGCCGGGATCGCTTGCAAGACCACCAGCAACCAGACCGACGAGGACATCAACCGGACCGGCGTCGTGGCCTACTACGCGGAGAACGCCTGTGGCGTCCTGACCCGTGGCCGTCTGGCCCAGGGAGCCTCGTACGACAGCCTGGAGGAGGCGCTCAAGGCCGCGCGCATCACCGGCGGCCGCAAGGTCTGCAAGACCTGCGAGAAGGCCGCGCTGGCCGCTCTCGAGGCCGAGGCGGAGGCCGCCGCCAACGCCCCGGTCGAGGAGCCCAAGCCGGAGATCGTCGAGGGTGCCGAGCACCAGGTCGGCGACAAGCTGTACTTCATCCCGCTGGAGCGCCCGCACGGGTACGCCTGCCCCGCCGGAGAGGTCGAGGTCGTCCGGGTGGTTGACCACGGCGAGCCGACCCTGTACAGCCCGCGCTTCACCTACGTCGTCCAGGTGCCCGGCGTGCCGGCAAGCAGCCAGGGAACGGACCACCGCGAGCTGCACAAGATCGGTGAGGTGCCCGTGGACTACCGGTTCGAGTGGACGTACCTGACGGCCATCTGCTCCGACTGCCGGCAGAACGTCACCTTCGCCAACTCCAAGATCGTGGAGGAGCCCATCCTCCGCGAGGGTCCGGTCTACCCCGGCATGGCGACGGTCAAGGCGAAGCGGGTGTGCGCCCACCACTGACCTCAGAGCGACCCGTAGAGGCCCTCTCCAGCCCCGGAGAGGGCCTCTCGGCTACCCGGCTCACGGCGCATGCCGGCATGTCGGCAAACGGCCACCTACTGATTTTCAACAATCTTCAAGGTGCAGGTTTCCATCCATCTGCACATGGGGTATAGTTCTTAGTGTAAGGCCGACCGCAAGGGTCGGCCCCGAGGCCCCAAGGAGGCCCCGATGGACGAGAACACCAACACCGAGCACGACAAGTACGAGCTCGCCGTCCAGATCTCCGTCCTGAGCTACGACCTCAACGTCGCCAACCCGACGGTGCCGACGCTGCTCAAGGAGAACACCGAGGACCAGCTGATCGCCAAGCGGGACAGCCTCCTGGCGATGATCGACGAGCAGGTCTCGCTGGACGGCTTCTACGAGGTGCCCGCCCACATGGACGCCACGTGGCTGTGCACGCTGCTCCAGACCGAGCTCGGCGCGTACGTCGACGTCGACCCGGAGGCCGAGCAGGGCAAGTGCATCGTCCTGGTCGACCCCAGCTGAACCCCGCGCCAAGGCGAGCCCCGGTTCCCCAGCGGAGCCGGGGCTCTGCCCTTGCCGGCATGCCGGCAAAAGTTTCTGCACAAAGGGGTAGCGCGCAGGTGTGCACATGGAGTAAAGTTCTATCAACAGCCCGAACGAGGAGCCCCAAGGAGGCCGACATGAACAGCTACAAGGTTACGATGCGGATGGGCCAGGACACCTGCAACACAACCACGGTCGTCGAGGCGGAGAGCGCGGAGGACGCGCCCCTGGTCGCGGAGATGAAGTGGACTGGGATCACGGTTCGGGTGCTGGACGTCGAGCGGGCGGACGACAGCAAGTACGGGTTCTGCGACGTCCACAAGGACCAGGAGCTGGAGGACCACTGCACCAGCTGCAACGCGGTCTACTGCGAGGCGTGCGAGTACGAGTAGCGCACATGCCGGCAACCGGCCCGCACCCCGGTGTGGGGTGCGGGCCTGAGGCAGTAGAAAGAATCTTCGATCTGGAGTAGCGCGAACCTCCAGATTGGAGTATAGTAGTTCTCGTAAGGCCAACCGGAACGAAGCCCCAAGGAGGCTCCCGATGATGAACTCCGAGCGTACCGCCACCACCGTCGCCAAGCTGGCCCAGTCCGCCGCGCAGACCCTGCTCACCGCTCAGGCCCGCATCACCGACCAGTTCGCGGCCGGTGTGATGGTGTCCTCCTCCACCCTGGACTCCCTGATCGAGGCGCAGGCGGCGGCTCACCTGACTGCCGGCCTGCAGACCCGCTGGAACCGGGGCGGGATGGCCGCCATCGAGTCCTGGCTGGAGGACGCGGCCGACCAGCTGATCACCGGCAACGCGGGCAGCTCCAGCAGCCCGGTCCACAACGCGATGGAGGTTGCCGAGCGCAAGGCGATGCAGGCGGCCTACCGGGCGCTGGCTCGCTGCCGCGACTGACCAACCCCGCCCCGTCGGCCCGCATCCTGCAAAGGGTGCGGGCCTGGGGTAGTGAAAGAGCTCCACATGGAGTATAGTTACTCTCGTCAGCAAGCGAGTCCCCAAGGAGGACCCCATGTACCAGTCCCTCGCGAACGCCGTCCAGATCGAGGCCGCCAAGGCCAACACCCGCCTGGAGCAGGCCAAGGCCGAGCTCACCAAGGCGCTGGCCACCCCGGTTGACGTTCCGGTCGGCCGGATGGAGGACCTCTGCAAGGCGCAGGCCGCGCTGCAGCTCTGGACCAAGCTGTACCTGGTCGCCGCCAAGTACCAGGGCGACTCGGCCGAGCAGAGCCGGATGCTGGTCCGCCGGGTCCGCGCTCTCCGCGACGAGCTGGTCGAGGAGTACGAGGTCCAGTCGACCAGCCCCTGGGTCAACGCCGAGGCCCGCACCGCCCGGAAGGTCAAGGTGGAGGTGTACGCGGTCCTCCGCGAGTTCGTCGAGGACTGACAGCCCGGCCAACCGGCCCGAGCCCCGTTCCCCAAGTGGGAGCGGGGCTCTCTCGCGTTCCGGGGTCGCCGTGGCCCGTAGCGGCCCCGTAGGCGAGCGAACGCCCCGTGCGAGCCCCGTTGCCCCGCCAAGCCCGCGCGGAGCCGCCTACGAGCCTCCTACGGCTTCCGGCCGGACGTAACGGCGAGCCCGCGACCCGGCCACGCTGCGCCCCGGAGGGGCGAGTCCATGCCGGCTGCAAGCCGGCAGATGGCCCGATTCGACCCGATTTACCCTGAGGCGCGGTGAATCGCCGTAGACGCCCGGCACTCACTCCTACCTGGTCAAACAGAAGTTCTGGAAAAATCTTGAAGAAAGTTCGCGAGCCTCCTACCAGGGCATTCATCATGAATGACCAGGTAGACGCCGTGTTGCCTTCTGCGTGGATATGGAGCATGATAGTTCCTGTAAGCGAGAGGGCGGCGAGCGAAGCTCCCGGGACGGCGACTCCAGCCGACGGTCGAGGCTCCACCCGAAGAACGCGAACACCGAGCAAGGCGGCCAGGCGACAGGTCGGTAGCAGGAAATGCAGCGTCGGAGACTGGGCACCATCCCACCACAAGAAAACTGGTAGCGAGGGTAGTAGCGCGCAACGCTCCGGGGACGGACTTGCGGCTGGTCAGGGAGACACGGAACCGGCCACCGCAAGAGAGAACATCCGGAGAGTTGGCAAGGCGCAAGGGCCGAGCGAGCGGGCGGAGCGGCTGGTAGGTCCCACCGACGCCCGTGCAACACACAAGACGAAACAGCCCCGTCGGGAGACGCTGGCTGTAGGCCGCTGAACGGCGGTCCTGAGGAGTCTCAAGGAGGAACACGATGGGCATCCTGCCGAAGCGCGTCCCGCAGGCGAGCAACCCGCCGAACGGAACGCAGCACGAGGGCCAGGGCGGTCAGTCCAACACGACGGGCTCCGGCCCGATCACGGACCGGCCGCTGCCCACCGAGGCCGACGGGCGCGACCTGATCCAGGTCGAGAACCCGCTCGGCACGCCCGGCCCGGACGAGATCCAGCGCTGAGCGGACGGCCAGCCGGGGAGCCCCCAGCTCCCCGGCTGTGCCGGCAACACCCGAAAGAAAGTTGCACTCCAGAGTAGCCATGCCGGCTGCAATGGAGTATAGTAGTTACTGTAAGGCCAACCCGACGAAGTCCCCAAGGAGGACCCCATGGCCCGCAACGAGAACAAGACCCAGAAGAACTTCGAAGCCCTCGCCGCCAAGGCTCCGACCCAGCTGCACGAGGACTTCGCCGAGTGGCTGTACATCCAGACCGGCATCAAGGTGGACGTCAAGACCGTCCAGCTGGCCGTCTCCTTCCGGATGGACTTCCAGGCCTCCCCCGAGAACCAGGCCAAGCTGGCCGAGCGCAAGGCAGCGGCTGCGGCCCGCAAGAAGGCGTCGGCCGAGCGCAAGAAGGCCAAGCTGGAGGCCGAGCTGGCGAAGCTCAAGGGAGATGCCGGCAAGGCCGAGGAGCCCAAGCAGGAGGCCGCCCCGGTCGTCGAGGAGACCAAGACCGAGGAGCCGGGGCCGGTCCAGAAGCTGACGGTGGTCTACGGCAACGGCGAGCCCGAGGTGCACAAGTTCGGCTGCGCCGACCTCAAGAAGATGACCAAGGCCAAGGGCTTCTCCAAGGAGACCGCGAACGTCCGGAGCCACACCGAGCTGACCCACCTGATCTACTCGGACATGATCGACTCCGGCGAGTCCAGCCTGCAGGACAACTACATGGCCTACAACGCCAAGCCCTGCTGCCCCGCGCTGGACAGCTGACCAACCCCAGGACGAAACCGCCCGGTCTCCCGAGAGGAGGCCGGGCGGTCTGCGGCTGAGTGGCCGTACTGACGAGTCCCCAAGGAGGATCGCATGACCGGCGAATCCGTCATCACCGACGAGCAGCTCGACGAGTGGGAGGCGCAGAACGTGCACCGTGGCAACAAGGCGGCTGCACCCATCCTCCGCGAGCTCACGCCTGAACAGCGCACCGTGGCCGTTGCTGAGGCCCACACGCGCATGAACCTGAGCGCGGGCTGGAACTACTCCGGCGCTGTCTGGCAGGCCGTGCAGGACTTGAAGGCGGGTCGTACGCCGTGCCTGGACGCGGCAGCCGACTATCGCAAGCGCGAGAACGAGCGCACCGGCCGCTGACATGCCGGCAAGGACGAAACCCGGCACCCAGCCGGGTCGGGCACTGGATGGTGCCCCTGACGAGTCCCCCAGGAGGATGTCATGGGTCTGGTTCCGCTGCCGAGCGACGACGAGGTCGTCAAGGCGTGGCGTGAGCACGGCAAGAACAACTCGGCGACGGCCCGAGCGTTGGGCGTCAACGAGAGCACGATCCGCAAGGTGATCGTGCGAGCAACCGGCCGGACGCCTCGCCCCTACAAGAGGCTCCCGCTGGCCGGTGCACAGCTCTACGGAGCGTACCTGAAGGAAGGCGGCGACTGCCACTCCGTAGGCCGCCTAGCACGCCGCTACGGCGTCAAGCCCCAGTCGGTGCGCGCTGCGCTCCGTCGCTATCTGGACCGGGTCGACCCGGTCAACTGAGTCCCCAAGGAGGACAACATGGACAACGACCGCCGCGCGGTGTACGAGTACCTGATGAACAGCGGGTCGCAGATCAAGATGTCGACCTACGCGATCTTCGACGGCGTCGTCAACCACGACTACGTCGTCGTGCACAGCGCCCCTCCCCGCGTCGTGCGGGAGCTCGTCGGCTTCTGCAAGATGGTGTCGATGAGCGAGCAGGGGCTCCTCATCCCGGTGACCAAGAAGGAGACCAGCAAGTGAGCATCCCCAAGCCGCACGGCGGACACGAGCCCGCGCCTCCGCCGGAGGCCGACCCGGTCGTTCAGGCCGAGACGCGCGGCCACACCCCGGCGGAGCAGGTCCAGCCGCCCGAGGCCGACGCTCAGGACCTGTACGGTCCGCCCTCGGGGCAGTGATGCTGGATGTTCTTCATCGAGCTGCTCGCAGCCTTCTTCGAGGGGCTGATCGATGCGCTGAGGCCGAGCCGGTCGAGCCGCCGCAGGAAGCGGCGCTGAGCCAGGACCAGAGGCTGCTGTTCGACGCCATCAAGCGGGAGTTCCCGTTCATGAGCGACGAGTGCATCCTGCAGGTCATGTCAGAGATGTAGACAAGGACGAAACCTCCGGAAGGAGGTCGGGCGTTGGATGACGCTCCTGAAGAGTCCCGAAGGAGGACCAAGTGTACGACCGCAAGCATAGGATCCAGGTGGCGTTCGACGCCGAGACTGTTGCCGAGGCGACGGGCATCAAGCTCGACCCCGACACGTTCGAGGAGCACCTGGCGTTCGCCACGGAGTACCAGCTGGCGATGTACCGGCTCGGATCCAAGGCGAAGCGCGAGCAGACCCGTCCGCACGTTCGGCAGTCGCTCGGCTACAGCTCGCTGATGCAGCTCCGAGCGCTACCTGTTCGCGATGGCCGAGCACCAGCACGAGATCGCCAAGGGTGGCCGCCTCAACGAGATGGAGCGCGCGGCTGTCTGGCGGATGCTGGAGCACGAGGGCAAGGTCGAGTTCGGACCCGCCCGGATGTACCACGCGACCGACCCGCAGAACACCACGCTCCGTAAGCACATCGAGAACAACAAGTAACTGTCCCCAAGGAGGACTGCACAATGGCACAGAGCAACCGTCCCCGCATGTCTGTCGAGCCCAAGGTCGTGGAGCACCTGCTCGCGAGTCGTGGCCGCATCGTCACCCTGGCCGAGCTCGTCAAGGCGCTCCCGCGTGGAGCCAACGAGTCCTCCGTCCGAGCGGCCATGCGCCGCCTCTCGGAGCGGATGGACATCACGGTCATCTCCAAGGGGAACAGCTGGAGGCTTGAGGCCGAGTCCAGCCCCGACCTCACCGAGAAGGCCAACCCGGATGCCGGCAAGTCCCTCGGCAGCTTCGAGCAGGTCGGCGAGATGCAGGATGGAAGCCTGGTCGTGCGCGACGAGCAGAACCGGCTGTACGCGCTGAAGGCGCTCTAGCGGCCCTACGTGGCCACGTAACGAACGAACGCGCCCCGGTCGGGCCGAGTGCCTGACCGGGGCGTGCGAGGCCCGTAGAGGGCGGAAGGAGCACCATGAGGATCAGGAACGTAGCGATCGCCGGAGCGCTCATGCTCGGCGTGGCGGCGTGCGCGAGTGACGGACCCAGCGAGGTCACCGGCACTCGCGACGACGTGCGCAAGGTGGCGGCCGTCAAGGAGAAGAGCCACAGGGAGAAGACCAGCGAGCGCAAGTGCACGCGCAGGGTCAACGGCACGTGCAAGTCGTACAAGACCGTGACCAGCTGGAAGAAGGTCGTGGACCGTGCCGGCAAGCCCGCTGTGTACTGCGTCGAGCTCGACAACGTCAACGGCGACAAGGGCCGGGACGACGAGTGGTTCACGGTAACCAATCACGACTACACCAAGGCGCTCTTCAAGGCCGAGGACGAGGGGCTCAAGTTCACGCCCCTGAGGACGGGCTGCTGATGCGCACGCGCAGGGTTCTGCTCATCGGCGGTCTCATGGATGGCAAGTGGCACACGCACCTGAGCACGGACAGCAGGGTGTATATCGCGAAGCCCATGCAGGTCACCGTCCTCCGCGAGGAGGACAGGCGTGCTCGGGTAGACATGCCAGAGCACGAGGTGTATCACCTGCAGCACGTGGCCCTGTACGGGCATGGGCTGTGGGTCGGCCTGCACGAGAGCACGCTGGACCGCCTCAGCATGGAGCGCCCCGGTCCGACTGAGGCGCACACCGGGATGATCCTGAGGGCGATCCTCCAGCGGGATGTGGCGACGGAGCTCGGCCTCTGAGCCGGAGGCCGGGTGAATCGCCGTTGACGATAGGGTTCGCCCGATTCGCCCCATGACGCGTCGCACTCATGCCGGCCTGCGGATATAGAAAAAGTCGAAAAAAGTTCCACGAAAGTTGCACATGCCCCTACCTGCGCATTCATCGCGAATGACCAGGTAGGGGCTGAGTTGCCTCGGAGCCGGATATGGCGCATAGTTCTACTCAGGAAGCGACGAGGGCAAGGAACGAACTCCCCGGATGGCCGGTCTGGCCGAGGGTCGAGGTTCCGCCTGAAGACCGCGAACCCGAGCAGGACAGCCAAGAGAGACGGCTGCGATCGCGCACAGGACTTCGGTCCTGGCCGCTGACTCTAGACAGGAGCCGGACTCCCCAAAACCGGTATGTTGCGAGCGACGCGACTGGACTTCCCGAGGACGGGCAGCCAACCTCCACTGCGGACGTTGGAAGCGCACACAGTCGGGCGGTACTGAAAGCTGCTAGCGAGCAACGGACTCCACCTCTTCAAGCCTGGGTCAAGTGAGACACCCCGCTCGGGGCACCTCTGGCTAGGAAGTCGAAAGGTGGACGGTCTGCCGGCAACCGCAACCCTCAACAAGCTGAGGAGATGCCGGCACTCATCAACAACAAGGACGAAACGAGCCCGCTGGGAAGCGCTGCTCGTCCGCCGGTGGATGCCGGTGCCGATGAGTCCCCAAGGAGGAAACACCATGGCCGAGAACACCACCCCCAGCAAGAAGACCTTCGCTGAGCGTGCGGCCGCTGAGCCCACCGAGCTCCACAAGGCGTTCGCCAAGTGGATCGAGGAGAAGACGGGCGTCACCCCGGACCTGAAGACGGTCCAGCTCGCCGTCACCATGCGGATGGACTTCCAGTCCAGCGAGGAGAACCAGAAGGCTCTCGCCGAGCGCAAGGCTGAGGCCGCCAAGAAGGCGGAGGAGGCCAAGGCCCGGAAGCTGGCCAAGCTGGAGGCGGAGCTCGCCAAGCTCAAGGGCGGCGAGCAGAAGGACGAGGCGAAGCCCGAGGAGCCCGCTGAGGCCCCGAAGGACGACGCTGAGCCCGCCGCTGAGGGCGACGGCGAGAACGGCGCGGAGGCGGCCACGGAGGCCGCTCCCGAGCCCAAGAAGGCGACCACCGCCCGGCGCACCCGGCGGACGGCGGCCACCAAGAAGTAACACCCCATGAGCGCCCCCGGTCGAGGTGACCCCCACCCTCGACCGGGGTGCCAGGGCGAGGACGAAACGCTCCGGCTCATGCCGGCTGGAGCGTCCGGCGCTGGATGGCGCTGCTGAGGAGTCCCCAAGGAGGATGCATGGACCAGGTGTGGATCATCTGGAAGGTTCTGGTCGAGGAGGACCGCGAGGAATGCACTGCGGTGTTCACCGACGAGGACAAGGCCAACGACGCGATCAACCGGCTCCGGCTGCGCGACGTTGACAACGACGAGGTTGACTACAACCTCCGGCCGTGCTCGGTCGACCCGACCCCCGAGATGCTGGAGCTCCCCAAGACGCTCCGCGAGATGGGGTGCGACGAACTGCTCAACTCGGCTCGCATCGAGCTCTGCAACGAGGGCAAGATGTACGTGCCCCTGTGGATCAACCCGGCGTGGCTGGTGCACGAGCTCAAGGCCAAGTACGGGCTCGGCATCGACTTCAAGGGTCGCCAGATGACGCTGGTCTCTCCCGACGAGGTCCAGCGTCGCCGAGAGTTCGGCATCCAGGATGAGAATGCTCCGAGCGACTTCGGGTACGAGGACGCCGGGTTCACCGAGACGAGGGACTGAGGACGTGAACCACAGACAGAAGCCGGATCACTCAGGAGCGTGGTTCTGGTTATTAACCATCGCCCTCCTCGTGGCCTACGCTAGGTCGCAAGGCGGGTGACCTCCGCAGCCAGATCGAAACGCCCGCAACGCGACCGCCAGTCGTGGAGCGGGCGTCCGGCGGTAAGGCACCGCTGCTGACGAGATCGTGGAGGATCTTGCACATGAAGCTGGACAGACTGATCGAAGACCTCCTGGCCATCCAGGAGGAGCTCAAGGAGCAGGACGTCGACACGAGCGAGGTCGACGTGCTTGCCGGCATCCAGCCGAGCTACCCGCTCACCGGAGTCGTCCTGGGAGCCATCTCGGGCGAGACCCTCGCCGAGCACGTGGACGGCGAGCTCGACGACAACATGCGACGCGCGGTCTGGGTCGCCACGGACCAGGTCAGCTCGTACAGCGACTACCGGCCGTACGCGCCCCGTCCGCTGTGGGAGGCTGTCCGATGAAGCCCGAGGTGTGCGTCGCCCCGGCTGACAGGGGCTCCAACTGCTACCTGTGCCAGTCGAAGGCGGCTGTCTGCTGCATCCCGCGTGACCTGGACGACCCGGAGATCACGCCGGAAGCGGGCGAGTGGTACCCCATGGGGCTGCTGTCCTGCTGGGGGTGCATCCGCAAGATCCTGACGATGCTCATGTCGGACCCCAAGCTCCCCGAGCGAGAGGCCGACGCCCTGGAGGAAGACGTGAGGGCGCTGCGCCCGAGCCGCCTGGAGGAGCTTGAGCACAAGCTCGACGAGATCGACGAGGAGCTCGGTCACTGATGGCAAGCTTCATGCAGAACTGGTGGACCAAGCACGACATGGACCGCGACGGCAAGGGCTGCTTCTTCATGATGCTCGGATGCCTCGGGATCGTGTTCGTGGCTGGTGTCGGGGCCACGCTCGTCGGCGTGTACCTGCTCGGCAAGTACTCCTGAACAACCTCAGCCTAGGACGAAACCTCCGAGAGGAGGTCCGCCGGTACGGTGCCGGTGCTGACGAGTCCTGAGGAGATTCGCACATGTCTGACAAGCAGAACCCGATGCTGGCCAAAATCCAGGGCCTGCTCGACACGTACCAGTCGCTGGCCGACACCAACCCCGAGGGTGCGCAGTCGTACCTCGACAAGGCCGAGCAGCTCATGCAGAAGTACGCGGTGGACGAGGCGATGCTGTCCGCCGCGCGCCAGCTGGCCGGTGGGCTCGTGGAGGAGCCCGAGCAGCGCATCATCACGTTCATGCCGGCAAACGACAAGCTCGGCAACCAGTGGTACAACCTGATCATCGCGGTCGCCAAGCACTACGACTGCGAGTTTTTCGGCTGGACCTCCGGCACGGGTTACCTGGTCGGGTTCCCGTCCAACATGGACCTGGTCGAGATGGTGTACACCTCGCTGCGCCTTCAGGCGCTGGCCAAGCTCGACCCCAAGCCCAACAAGCAGCTCTCGTTCGACGAGAACGTGTACATCCTGCACGAGGCCGGGATCAAGTGGCAGCGCATCGCCTTCCTCATGAACCAGGCGTGGCACGAGGCCAAGGAGCTCGGGGTCGTCATCGACTCCAACTGGGAGCAGGTCCCCTGGGAGATCGACGACAGGGGCAATGGCAAGAAGGACGGCGGTCGACTGATCCGGGCGGCCAAGCGCTGGTGCAAGGACATCGGCGAGCCGTACCGCGCGGTGTCCTCGCCGGTCACCTTCCAGCGCTCCTACGCGCAGGGCTTCCTCAACGAGGTGCGCGACAGGTTCGCCCGGCTCCGCAAGTACCGCGAGGACCAGATCAAGTCCACCAACGGAGCGGAGCTCGTGCTGTTCGACCGCAACAAGCTGGTCCGGGACGCGATGGACGCGCTCAAGGCCAGCATGGGGCACAAGGACGGCAAGGGGTACAGGCAGCGCATCGTCGGCGAGGCGTACTACCGAGGCCAGGCCGACGGTCGCACGGCGGACATCGGTCAGGACCGGATGGGCGGCGGACGGAAGGCGATCGGCTGATGAGGTGTGGCAACTGCAAGGGTGAGCACGCCAGCGTGGCTCAGGTCCGGTCTTGCTTCTCCAGCAAGCCGGGCCAGCCCAGCGCCAAGCAGATGTCGCTGGCGCAGGCTCTGGGTCGCGAGAAGGTTCGCCTCCCGGAGCACAAGGACCTGAGCGACGAGGAATACCACCTCATGATCGCCGGGCTCAGCCGGGAGGACATGGGCGTCTTCCTGACGAAGATGCTCAAGCAGCCGAACGAGGGGCCCTCCAGGGAAGAGCTCTTCGAGAAGGTGGACAACGGGAAGTACGCGCTGCGGAACGAGGAAGACGACGACATCCGGTTCTACGCCATCGGCGGGACGCGACACCGCGTCCTGTGGGAGCTGACCGGAGCGCCTGGCGACTTCAAGATGCAGCGCATCTACCGACCCGAGAAGATCCTCAAGAGGATCGCTGCCGACCCGGTCGCTGCGTTCGCCCTGTTCGGACTCAACGTCGGAACGTGTGGAAGGTGCGGCTCGCCGCTGACCCAGAAGCACACCCGAGAGCGCGGCATCGGCGACACCTGCTACGCCAAGCTCACGACATGACGAGGCACGAGTTCCTCAGGTGCATACTCTGGGGCATAGTCCTGGGGTGCGCAGCCCGCGCGGCGGTGATCATCGCCCAGAGCCTGTAAATGGCCGCGTAACGGCTCGGCGCGACCGCGTCGGGCAAAGGTACTCAGGGACGGCCCCGGAGCCGCCTACGACCCCGTAGGATCGCTCCTCGGGCCGTCCCTGCGTCTGTCCTCGGCTCGGAGGCCGAAGATGCGTTGGAATGACATCCCCGAAGGCACCTCGTTCGCCATGTCCCAGAAGGGCGTGGACGAGCTGCGTGCCGGCAAGCCCAAGGCGTTCGGTTACGGCATCATCTGCGGAGCGGTCCTCACGCTCGTATTGCAGAGCTGCGCGTCCGACGACAGCAAGGCGGACGACAGCCCGAAGCCGGGTCCGTCCGTCAGCAGCACCCACAAGCCCGGCAACTAGCAAGAGAGCGAGCAGCATCACTCATGGAGCACATCGGACTCGTCGGAGCACTGGTGATCGTCGGCCACGTCGTGGTCGGTCTGGGCACGGGGGCTCTCGGCCTCTGGATGCAGCGCCGGTTCTTCCTCCACGCCGACGAGGACCAGTCGTTCGCCGTGCCCGGCACGGTAGCGTTCTTCACCTCCCTGACCTACTTCTGGGTGGTGATCCAGCTTGACACATGGACGTGACAGAGCCAACTGGCGAACGGTATGGCTCGGCGTGGCGCAGTCAGTGGCCATGCGGAGCTCGTGCTTGCGTGACCAAGTGGGTGCGGTCCTTGTAGTCAACGACTACTGGACATTCGTCGGCTACAACGGACCGAGGTCCGGTCGGCCCAACTGCGACATCGGAGGCTGTCCGCGAGGACTGCTGACGGCAGAGCAGCTGCCGCACGGAGCCCGGTTCGAAGGTGCGGGCCTCTGCGAGGCGGTCCACGCCGAGATCAACGCGGTGATGAAGTATCTGCGCTACCACAGGCAGGTCACGCCCGACGTCATGCTGTACACGACGCGGGAGCCGTGTGAGAAGTGCTGGGACGAGCTCATCGAGCTCGGCTTCATGCGAGACCAAGTGATCTGGAGCAACTGATGCCGGCACCGAAGGTGCACATCGAGCTCGACGAGAAGGGTGACCGGATCGTCCTGCGAAGCCCGTTCTTCCCTGGCGTGAGCGAGATGTGCCAGGAGGTGCCGGGCCACAACTGGTCCAAGACCAAGCGTTACTGGACCTACCCGCTTTCGCTTCACACCTGCCGCCTGCTGCGCCACGTCTTCACGGACATGCTCGTCATCGGCAAGCGGCTGTCTTCCTGGGCTCGGGCAGCCCGCGCTGAGGAAGAGGCGATGCGGTCGCTCGGACAGATGCGAGACACCGAGCTGGACCGCCTGCACGAGATCCTGCCTCGGCTGGCAGGAGCTATGGATACGAGGACCTACCAGCGCGTGGGCGCTTCGTTCCTCGCTCAGCAGCCGCAAGGCGGGGTCCTGCTGGCGGACCAGCCCGGTCTGGGCAAGTCCATCCAGACGCTCGGAGGCATCGTTGAGCGCGGGCTTGAGGTCGGGCTTCACCTGATCGCGTGCCCTGCCACGGCCATCAAGATCGTGTGGGAGAAGGAGGTTCGCAAGTGGACCGACTTCCGCGTGTTCCCGGTGACCGGTAGCGCGCTCCAGAAGAAGCGAGCGATCAACGCCGCGCTGGAGGCTCCGGACGACGAACCCCGATTCGTCGTCATCAATCCGGAGACGACCCGCATCAAGATGGGTCGCTGGTGTCAGAAGTGCAAGTCGTTCGTCGAGGACTTCAGCACGCCCGACGAGGACATCTACCACAGAGAGGAGGGGCACAAGACTGCACCTCGTCCGTACGTGATCCAGTTCCCGGAGTTCTTCGATCCGACATGGACGACCATCACGGTCGACGAGTCGCACCGATTCCTGTCTGGCATCAAGGGTGCACACGCCAAGACGCAGATGGCCGAGGGGCTGTGTCGCCTGCGGATCGACGAGGACGGGCTGAAGGTCGCTCTGAGTGGGACGCCCATCAAGGGCAACCCGGTCAACTTCTGGGGCGTGCTCCACTGGCTAGACCCCAAGACCTATTCGTCCAAGTGGACTTGGGCGTCTCAGTACTTGGAGGTCCAGGAGACCAGGTTCGGACAGAGCATCGGCGGGCTGAACCCGGCTCGTGCGGAGGCGCTGTACCGATCGCTGGACTACGTGATGCTCAGGCGAACGAAGGCCGAGGTTGCACAGGACCTTCCTCCCAAGCAGTACATCGAGCACTGGTGCGATCCGTCGCCTCAGCAGCAGAAGCAGTACGATGAGATGCGGGAGATGGGTGAGGCGATGTTCGGCGAGGAGGCTGTCTCCGTAACGGGAGTCCTCGCCGAACTCACCCGGCTGCGCCAGATCGCAACGGCGTACCAGGGAGCCGACGGCCCGGTCATGTCCAAGAGCTGCAAGTGGACATTCCTCCTTGAGCTGTTGGAGGAACGTGGCCTGGTCGGGAGCAACAGGTACGACAACGGCACCAAGTACGTCATCGCCTCGCAGTTCACACAGGTGATCGACGCCATGGAGGCGGAGTTCAAGAAGCTGAAGGTGCCGACGCTCAAGATCACGGGCAGCGTCACTCCGGCCAACCGGCTCAAGGCGCAGAACATCTTCCAGGCCGCTGGCGGACCACGCATCATGCTCATCAACACGATGGCTGGTGGCGTCGCGATCGACCTGGACCAGCACTGCGACGAGCTGTTCTTCATGGACGAGACGTTCATCCCGGACGACCAAGAGCAGGTCGAAGACCGCATCCACCGGGTGTCCCGTATCCACCGAGTAACAATCCACTACCTTTACGCCAGGGGGAGCATAGACGAGAGCATCGCCCACTCGAACGTCGGCAAGGACGAGATCCAGAAGAAGATCCTGGACGGACGACGAGGGGTGAAGTTCGCGCTTCGACTGCTGAAGGAGTAGCTGTGGATCTGATGGATATTCTGTTCGTCATAACGCTCACGCTGGTCCCATCTGGAATGGCTTGGCGCGCATATCGCGTCGGCTACCAGGCGGGACAGGCGGAATGTGAAAGGCGACACAGAATCAAGGACCGATACTCCAGGCGTAACAATCGCGAGACACGTTCCTGAAACAGTCGAGCACGGGCGATATGAGGTATAGTTGTCCGTGCCAACCCGATCCGATATGGAGCAACTCCCCATGAGTGAAGACAACGCGCGCTTCGAGAAGCTGGTCGACAAGGACCCGTCCGAGCTGCACGAGCGGTTCGCCGAGTGGATCGCCGACAAGACCGGCTACGAGGACGTGGACGTCAAGTCCGTCCAGATGGCCTGCGCCCTCCGCATCGAGTTCCAGAAGTCGCCGGAGAACCAGGCCGTGCTCGCCGAGAAGCGCGCGGCGGCCGAGAAGGCGGAGGCGGAGCGCGAGGAGAAGCGCGAGGCCCGCGAGCAGCGCAAGCGCGAGGAGGCCGAGGCCAAGGCCAAGAAGGCGGCCACCAAGTCCAAGGCGAAGGCCGAGGAGGCCGACGAGGACGAGGACGCCGAGGAGCCGAAGGCCAAGCCCGCGATCCGCCGTCGCCGGGGTGGTGCCGCCGCGACCACCGCCGCCGCGAAGAAGGCCGCCGCCAAGGCGGAGCCGGAGGACGAGGACGAGGCCGAGGAGCCCGCCGCCAAGCCGGTCTCGCGTCGCCGTCGCCGTCCCGCCGCCGCCAAGGCCAAGCCCGCGCCGGTCGAGGACGACTTCGACGAGGACGACCTCGGCTGATCTCGCTGCCGGCACCAGCACCAACCGCACAACCCGAGGGGGACCGCGCCACCACCGGCCGGTCCCCCTCGTCATCCCCGGAGAGCAACATGCAGATCTTCCTCCTGATCCAGGACCCCGAAGGACCGCGCACCAGAGTCCGTGGCGTGTTCACGACGGCCGACAAGGCCAAGAACCACGACAAGGAGCTCAAGGGCGGATGGAGCACCGGCCCGAGCATGGGTTGGTTCGACATCAACCGAGGCAGTCTGACGGGTGCGCACCACATCGTCCGTCCGGCACACGCCAACGAGGAGCTGGAGCTCTATGCCCATACAGATGCTGCGGACCTCTGAGCGAGGGACCTTCAAGGAGTGTCCTCAGAAGTGGCAGTGGTCCACCAACGAGGGCCTGGCAGCCAAGCGGGACTCGAACCCGCTCTGGTTCGGTCAGGGGATCCACATCGCTCTGGCCGAGTGGTATCGCAAGGGCAAGGAACGCGGTCCGCACCCGGCTGACACCTGGGAGGACTTCTGCGCCGACGAGGAGCGCTACATCCCGACCGAGTACGACGAGGATGGAGCGAAGTTCGTCGAGGCCAAGGAGCTCGGCATCGCGATGATGGAGGGCTACGTCGACAAGTACGGCGAGGACGAGCACTGGGACGTCATCGCCACGGAGCAGACGTTCCGCCTCCTCATCGCCGACCCCCGGATCGACCGCCTGCCCAACGGCAAGCGCAAGGCGCTCGTGCGCTACGTCGGAACGTTCGACGGGGTGTACAGGGACACGGGGACGGGCGAGATCTTCCTCATGGAGCACAAGACGGCTGCCGGCATCTCGACCGCGCATCTGCCGCTGGACGACCAGGCTGGCTCGTACTGGTACGTGGCCACGAGGGTGCTCCGCAAGCAGGGCCTGATCGGGCCACGCGAGGAGATCGCTGGCATCCAGTACAACTTCATGCGCAAGGGTCTGCCGGACGACAGGCCGACCAACGAGCGCGGTGAGGCGCTCAACAAGAACGGTTCGGTCAGCAAGAACCAACCGGCTCCGCTGTTCGTTCGAGAGATCGACTGGAAGTCGGAGGCCAACCGTCGGAACATGGAGCGTCGCATTCAGGACGAGGCGCTCCACATGGAGGCGATGCGTAACGGCACGCTTCCGATCTACAAGAGGCCGCAGAGGGACTGCTCCTGGCGATGCGAGTTCTACAAGATGTGCATGCTCGACGAAGCAGGTGCGGACGTAGAGGAGTACAAGGAGGCGGTCTACAAGAAGCGGGACCCGTACGGGGACCACCGAGACATGAGGAAGGCAGCATGAGGAGCGTCAAGGACGCTGGCCCCGGCGAGGTTGACCGGCTGAGGCGTAGGATCGGACGGGCGCTCGGCGCTCAGGCGATCACCGCCGAGGATCACGAGTTCATCCGCACGCGGCTCGACGAGATCGACCAGCGGATCGCGGAGATGGAAGAGGAGGACGATGGCACGGCCTAAAGCCATCAGGTCCATCAAGGACCAGAAGGCATTCATCCACATGACGCTCGTGGCGGATGCTGGGTGGGGCAAGACGGTGTTCGGCGGATCGGACGAGGACGTGCTGTTCCTCACGTGCGACCCCGAGGGCACCATCTCCGCTGCCGCGATGGGCAGCTCCGCCGAAGAGTGGCCCATCAAGACCTACAAGGACCTGGACGAGGCGTACCGCTGGCTCCGTGACGAGGGTCACAAGGAGTTCAAGTGGGCCTGCGTGGACACGGTCGGAGGAGCCCAGCGCATCCTCCAGCGTTCCGCGCTCGACGCCTCGTACGCGGCCAACCCCGGCAAGCGTGACCCGGACGTTCCGTCCATGGATGTGCACCAGAAGGCGCAGATCCAGACCATCAAGTTCATCATGCAGTTCAACGACCTGCCGATGAACACGCTGTACACCGCGCATCCGTACAACCTGGAGGACGCTGAGGGCGAGCCCTACATCCTCCCGTACGTGCACGGTGGCAGGGGCGAAGTCGCCCAGCAGGCTCTCGGCCACATGAACGTGGCCGGGTTCGGGGTCATGGCGGAGGACGACAACGGGCGCGAAGTCCGTCGTGTGTACTTCCGCAACACGGGTCCGTACAGGGGCAAGGACCGCTTCGGCAAGCTGCCTCGATACATGGACAAGCCGACCCTCAAGCAGGTCCGCGAGACCATCGAGGCTCCGGCCTCTCGACCCGTCCGTAAGACCGCAGCCAAGAAGACGGCTGTCCGTCGCGCCACGGCGTAACAACAAGGAGAACCCAGCACATGGCCAAGATGAAGTTCGGCGTTGGCAACAACGTCTCCACGGACTCCGGCTTCACCCCCTACGAGGGTCCGCTGCCGAAGCCGGGCGTGATCTACCCGGTCGTCCAGAAGTCGGCGTCCATCCGGCTGACCGGCGAGAACTCCAAGAACCCCGGCACCCCCTACATCAACACGATGTGGGAGATCGAGTCCGGCGAGTGCAAGGGCTTCACCGCCTGGCACCGCCTGATCCCCGGCGAGCACGAGATCCAGCAGACCCGGATCGCCCAGTACATGCAGGCGGTCTGCGGCAAGAACATGGCGGACGTCGTGCACGACGAGGTCGAGGACGGCGGCAAGGTCACCCGCATCGGCGGTCGCAAGCCCGAGGGCGTCAAGGCGGGCATGACCTTCCAGCGCAAGAAGGACACGCGCAACGCCATCGAGGGCGAGGAGACGCCCTGGATCGCGGAGTCGGCCGACATCATCCCCGGCTGGAAGCCGAAGTCCAAGGTCGAGGCCGAGGACGAGGCGGAGCCCGAGGAGGACGACGTCGAGGACGAGGTGGAGGACGACGAGGACGTCGACGACACCGAGGCCGACGAGGAGCAGGACGAGCCCGAGGACGACGAGGACTCCGACGACGAGGAGGAGGACGACTCGGAGGACGAGGAGGACGACGAGGACGACTCCGACGAGGAGGAGGCCGAGGGCGTCGCCTACGAGGAGGCCGCGAAGATGTCCCTCGTCCAGCTGAAGAAGCTGGCGAAGGACAACGACTACGAGGACTCCGACCTCACGCAGTACAAGGGGCCGAAGGGCAAGAAGGCGCTCCTGGCCCAGCTCGTCGAGGACGAGATCGTCACCGCCGACGGCGACGACGAGCCGCCGTTCTAACCGGCGCGCGTCCGTCCCACCCAGAGAGGCCCCAAGGCGACCCGCTACGGGGCCTCTCGCACGTCGTAACCCTGGGGTCGGTCAAAGGGGCCGACCCCGTCCCCCGGAGCCCTTACGCGGGCTCCTACTGATTCCGGTCTGAGTGGACCGGGTAAGGAGCTGGATTCAGATGGCATCGCTCAGCAAGGAACCGTACGTCACGCAGGTCGTGGACGTCGACCACTCCCAGCTCGACACCATCACGCCGGACGACGGCTGGACCCCGCTCGACAACGTCGAGGAGTTCGAGATGGGCCTGGGCTGGGACAAGTCCACGGGCGGAGCCGGTGGCGCGCTCGGCTGGCTGAACCGCAAGGTCGGCTCCGACCTGGACGGCGTCGCCACCTTCTACGCGGGCAACAAGCCGGTCAAGTACCTCGGCTGGGACGAGCTGGACTCCTTCGCCGACGAGGGCCAGGCCGCCGGTTCCGCCACGCACACCGGCGACAACCAGACCGGCGAGGGAGCGGGCGACGACGAGACGATGAAGCTGGTGTTCGGGCGCATCCCGCTCCGCATCACCGACATCGTCCTCAACGCTGCCGCGTTCAAGCGGGGCTCGGACATGAAGCGGGCCAAGTCCATCCGCGTCACGCTGTACGACTCCACTGGCGGCAGCAAGACCCCCGTGGCGTGGGTCGAGCCCAGCCTGTACAAGCCGAAGAACCTGATCGGCGTCGCCCACATCCGCCGCAAGCGCGACGCGGAGGGCAAGGTCATCAAGGGCGAGGGAGCGGGCTGGGAGCTCAAGGTCGTCGACCGCTCCATCGACATCAAGCAGGGCGACCGCGACGACTTCCTCGTCAAGAGCGCCTCGCTGATCGGCATCACGGTCCAGGCGGGCTGATTCCCGCTCCTTGAACGTCGCGCTCCGGTCACTTCTCTGCATCCGAGCAGGGGAGCTGGACGGGCCGGAGCGCGGCCTTGAGGGAGGTGGAATGGATATCTACTACAAGATCGACCCTCGTGAGGAGCGCCTGCCCAAGTGGGCGCAGGACCACCTGAACTCCTTGCGAGCCTCAATCCGACAGATGCAGAAGGCACTTGAGCAGGACGTCAACGACACAAACACCTTCCTCCAGTGCTCGCATCCGATCGAGGACGAGGCGCTGCCGCGAGACGCACGCATCATCTTCAAGACGGGCGACAAGCGGGGCTGGGCCGACCAGTTCCAAGTGCACATCGAGAACGACACGCTGAAGATCTACGCGGCCACGACCGTGCTGATCAAGCCGACGTCCTCGAACCTGATCGAGATCCGCATGGAGGACAGGCGGTGAAGAAGTCAACATATCGCTGCTTCAAGCCCGTGTGGTACAACGAACGTGGCGAGGTCACGGCATCGGTCGTCTCGTACAGCGAGGACGGTGCCAACGACCGGGCCGACGAGCTGGAGGACCAGGGCTTCGAGATCATCGACGTCGTAGAGCACAAGCCGGGCGTCTCGGCTGAAGAAGTGGAAGGATGGTTCAAGTGAGCGACGCGCCACGAGTGACATGGTGGCTCGACCCGCGTCCGACGATGACGCTCGACTGCCTCATGGACGATGCGCTGGAGGATCTGGTCAAGCTGCTCGGCGGCATACACAGTCGCATGGACGACGGCGAGGAGCGACTGCCTCCGGCCGGACAGGGATGGCGAGAGCGTCACCTCGCCGTGTGCGTCTACGGGGCGCTGGCCTGCCAGGAGATGCGGCTCAACCGATACAACGACCCCGGCTGGTTCTGGATGTTTGCGAACGCCGGACGCGACCTCGTCCGTGACAATCATGTGTTCGAGATGCCGGCATGGTTCGAGGACGAGCACATCATGCAGTCGCACTGGTCGGCTGGCATCCGCCACAAGGCGATCGTGGCCGACCTCAAGGTACCGTGGAGGGAGGTGGACGAGTACTGGCCCATCCTCTGGCCCGTTCCCGCTGAAGGTGGCGGCTACGAGCTCAGGGTGAACAAGTCGGACAAGGCAGCGATGGAGGTTGACGACCTCTGGCTGCCGGACGACATCAGACGCAGGGTGGTGAATCTGTAGTGACCGGTATCAGACCCGAGGCTGCCAGATACATCGGCGAGAGGATCACACTCGCCAAGCAGAACAACAACCTGGATTTGGTCGACGCCCTTCTCGACCTCTGGATCGACCATCAGAAGATGGCTGACGACTCGGACGCCGAAGCATGGGGCATCAACCCCAAGCTGTGGGGCGCTCCCACCGACCTCAAGCGCTTCTACAAGATGCCGCATCCCAACCTGTCGAGGCTGAGGCGGTGAGCCTCGTTTGCTGCCTCCCTGACGAGTCGGGATGCATCTGCGAGAAGGTCAAGGCGTGCGGCGGCATCCACTTCATCAATTCGCAATGCGAGCCACACGCAAGAGCAGGAGCAATACGATCTCGAATCCACGAGATCGGCGTGAAGCCGATCGCTACAGTCGAGCTCGCGTCCGGCGATGGGGACCTTTCTCCATCACTGTGAAGCAGCACCCCAAACATCGCTGTGTGTACGGTCCGATCGCCCCGATGTACGCTGCTCGGGGCGGCGGACCCATCCTCAAGACGCAGCGGTTCAAGTGGATGTACTTCAATGGCCTGCTCGTTCACACCCGCCACGGTCATGTGGTGTTCATGTTCAGAAGGAGTCTGCTCAAGTGAAGCTGTTGATCCTGGGCTGTGGCCCGGCAGGCCTCATCGCTGCGCATGCGGCGTACAGCCGAGGCGTCGACTTCGTCGTCGTCTCCAAGGCTCGCAAGTCGTTCATGAACGGAGCCCAGTACCTGCACGCGCCGATCCCTGGCGTGTCGCTGGCCGACCCGTTCCTGATCAACTACGAGATCTCGGGGAGCGTGGCCGGGTACAGGGACAAGGTGTACGGGCCGGACGCCAAGGTCGAGGTCAGCCCCGAGACGCTCGTGGGTCGGCATCTCGCCTGGGACATCCGCGAGGCGTACGACAGCCTGTGGTCGCTGTACGGCTCTGACGTGCACGACGTCGACATCACTCCGACCATCCTGTCGAAGCTGATCAAGGACTGGAAGCCGAACGCCGTCATCTCGACGATCCCGGCCAACATCCTCTGCTACGACGGACGCCACAAGTTCCTGTCGGAGCAGATCTGGGCCACGAACGAGCTGGAGTGCCAGCTGTCGGACAACACGGTTCTCTGCAACGGAGAGCCGGGGTTCGACTGGTACCGAGCCAGCAAGATCCTCGGCTTCACCAACACCGAGTGGCCTCACGACAAGTACCCGCTGACCTACAACGGCCAGATCTGGCGCGTCATCAAGCCCATCAGCACGAGCTGCCGGTGCTTCCCCGACGTCCACCGGATGGGCCGGTACGGTAAGTGGACCAAGGGCGTCCTCTCGCACGAGGCCTGGGAGGAGGCCAACAAGATCATGGACGGAGTACAGACGGGTGTATCGCTCGACACGACCGGGGCCTAGCGCTCCGCTGGTAGCGCTGGACCTCGACGGGACGCTCGGGGACTACCACAGGCACTTCGAACGGTTTGCGCAGATGTGGACCGGGCGAGAGATCGTGTGGGACCCCGAGATCGTCGGTCCGTTCTACAGGCAGCTCGGCATGAGCCGGGCGGTGTACAGGCAGTGCAAGCTCGCATACAGGATGGGCGGCATGAAGCGCTCCATCCCCGTGTTCGACGGAGCGGCCGACATGGTCCGCGCGATCCGTGGCGCGGGTGTGGGCGTCGCCGCCTGTACGACGCGGCCTTACCTCGCCATGAGCACCATCGACCTCGACACCCAGCACTGGCTCAAGCGCAACGGGATCAAGGTGGACCACATCCTGTACGGCGAGCACAAGTACAGGGACCTCGTCAAGTCGGTAGGCCGCGACCGTGTGGTCTGCGCACTGGACGACGACCTCAGCCAGCTGAGTGTGGCGCAGAAGCTCGGTGTCACACCGATCCTGCGGCGCAACGAGGCCAACAAGGGGTACGAGCAGGAGCTCGGGCGTTGGTTCGTGTCCGATCTCCACCAGGCGCAGGAAGTCATCCTGCATCTCATCGAACAGCACAAGAAGAAGGACTGAGCATATGCGGATCGCTGACACCTCGACCGGGCAGGGCGTCCTCGTGGAGCGCGAGGAGGGCGACAGCCAGGAGCTGGTCGTCATCGCCCAGCGGATCATGCCCGAGTGGCTGGAGCTCTTCGCCCGGAAGAACCGGGACTACGGCTCCGGCTCGGCGTACGAGCTCGGTGTGCGCGGGCAGTACTCCGACATCCACCGCAAGATGATCAAGCTCAAGCGAGCCATGTGGGACGGCGAGCAGCTGGACTTCGAGGACACCGACGAGATCATCAAGGACCTCATCAGCCACCTCTTCCTCACGCTGCACATGTTCGGCCTCCAGCGTGAGGCAGAGCAGGCGTACGTCTACACCGAGGACGACGCCGCCGTGGACGCCTTCTTCCGGATGGTCGGAGGCGACGCGGAGAACGCGCTCAAGATGTCCGGCGTCCTGACGGAGCCGTTCCGCACGCTGGTTCGCGACCGGGCCACGACCATGCTCGGCGAGCAGCAGGCCGAAGCGGAGTACGCCGCGTCCATGAGCGACGGCGAGGACCGCAAGCCCTCGATGCACGACTGGGCCGCCAAGCAGCAGGCCGAGATGGCCGAGCGGCTGAAGCGCGGCACGGACGAGCGCATCGCCTGGGGGCTGTCCGACGGGAAGCTCGTGGGAGAGGCCCGTAACGGGGCGCGGGAGGCCCGTAGGCGAGCGCGGGAGGCCGACGGGTCGCCGGGTAAGGCCACGCTCCGGGCGATGGCTGAGAACGGCGCGTACGGCTTCCGGGCCGACGGCGGCGACTTCGCATCCGAGGAGTTCGCACAGGCGGACTTCGAGCAGAACCACTACCCCCACGGCGCGGAGCTCAATGTCGGTCCGCCCCGCATCATCACCGAGCAGGTGGACGGCCGGACGCGGTACTACCACGAGCCGTACCCCGGCGCGGACCGTGAGCCGCTGGCCCTCGTGCCCAAGGCGCTCATCGAGCGCGCCCAGAAGGACCAGCACGTCCTGAGCAAGGAGCAGGAGGCCGGGCTCCGCACGCTGGCCGACTGGGCCAACAACCAGTAACACCCGCGAGACTGGGCCGACCGTCTGCCACCCCTCCGGCGGACGGTCGGCCCTCTGCACGAGAGGAACACGATGTCGGGAGCCCCCAGCAGAGCAACGATCACATGGCTGCTGTCCGAAGTCTTGAGCGCGAAACGCGAGATGGATGCCGGCAACAAGGACCGGTATATTCGAGGGCGTCACGTGGCGCTGTGCGAAGCGGCCAGTCGCATATGCCAGGTGTCGCGAAATGACCTGGACAAATACCTCGAATGGCTTCAGGAACAGGTGTCCGAAGGCAATCGGATCGGTGCTGTGCTGGAGCCTTCTCCGTGGGTGAGGATCAACTGCAAATGAAGTATGTGTCGCTGCATCACCACTCAACGTATTCGTACATGGACGGGTACGGTTCGCCCGACACGCATGCCAAGCGCGCGGCGGACCTCGGCATGTCGGCTCTCGCACTGACCGAGCACGGCAACATCTCGTCGCACGTGAAGCACATGCTGTCGTGCCAGAAGTACGGCGTGCGACCGCTATTCGGACTGGAGGCGTATACCGCTCCGGCCAACATGCGAGAGATGGAA